TTTTTTTTTCGGTTTAGGAATAATGGATTTTGCTGTATCTACTTTTAATTTATCGTAGTCCATGCGACGTCTACCTGTTCGCATGTGCATACCCGCAATTTCATCGCACTTGTCTTGTGCAAGGCTACGGGAATCCATCCTACCTGAATGACCTTTAACATGACGGAATTGGAAACTAAGCCTATTCTCGACAATAGTATCCATGAACCATTTATATATTTGCTGCTCTTCTCCTCTCGGTGGACGTTTACCTTCGAACATATGGATAGCTGCTTTGCAATCCGTCTGGAACAATATAACGTCGTTTGTGTAGATAAGTCCAGCCTCTATACCGTGATATAAACCGTTAGCTACTGCAATACATTCAACTACGGTATTATCCGTGTGACCATGCGCAGGACCACCAAAAGCCTTCTTACCCCGCTTGGAGGCTACCCAGATCCCATAGCCTCCACATTTAGTACGGTGACAAAACGACGCATCCGATATTATCGTGATGAGCATTTAACCCTTCTTAACAGCGATCTTAACCTGTGGAGAACCTGGAGTTGTGGTCACACATTCGTCAAAGATCGCCAACTGTTCAGCTGTGAGCTTACGATATGCAGCCACACGGAGTTCTACTTTAGTTTCAGTAACTTCGTTAACATCCACACCAGCTTCAATAAGGTCTGGTAGGATCTGACTAAAGATCGCCTTATCAACTTTACGCGTATAAGGTTGAGTAACAACAAGATCATCACCTGTATCAAGTTTAATCTTGTTGGTATTTTCGTTAAGACCATCTGGAAAGAAGACGCTAACCACACTCTGTCGCAGTGCGCGTTCTTGCGCTTGTACTTTGGCCAATTCTTCTTTCTTAGAATACCAGTTGTAAAGGAGTTCGTACTTCTGCTCTTCAGTTAAGTTCATTTCTGGTAACTGGACCATGTTATCGCCCTCGTTGTTTGCTAGTAGGGGTATAATACTTAGAATTAAATTCCTTGTAAATACCCCTAAATATGATTACAACTTACCAGTAGAACCAAAACCCCCGCGACCTGTTTCTTCTACAATACCAGAAACAATGCGCGTACGAACCAACTGCACAAGACGCGCTTGTGCAATACGTTCGCCAACCTGGACTGTGTAAGGTGCATAAGAGTCATTATGCAGACGTATTTTCAACTCGTCGCGGTAATCATGATCAATGATACCCGTACAATTACCTAAACGAATCCCGTGTTTAAACCCGTGACCGCTACGTGAATAGACTTCCATACCGTAACCATGAGGGATCTGCAGCTTAATACCTGTGTTGAACGTATAAGCACGACCGGCATAAATAGTTACAGTCTCTGGTTCATCCGCATAGATATCAAAGCACATAGAACCTGGAGTGGCAAATCGTGGTATTTGAGCAGTGTCCGTAAGGAGTTCCACAATTAGCTGTTCCACAGCGCCATCTTGAACCGCAATAGTACCTTTGACACTTACATCTTTGATAATATCAGACATATTGTCTTTCTTAGTCATGTTTTTCACTCTCTTTATTAGACAGACGTTGTTCCCATTGTTGCTTTAACTGATAATAACGATAAGCGTCCTCACCAGTTTCAGCTTCCCGTTGCATACGTTCACACCATTGAACGGGACTTTCCTCACTACTCACTTCTTACACCTCCTAAGCGTGGCCGTTTCTCTTAATGTATTCGTAAGCATGTGATTTAAAGATCATTCGAAAATCTTCCAGGGATATTTCACATCTTGGAGGATCTTCTTTGTGATGTTTCGCTTCATCAGCGAAAAGCATGATAGGGTTCATATACAGGACTACGCGCCAGGACTTTTTATTTTGGCGGTACATAAGAACTGGAAACTTGTCTGCTTCCAATGCACTCTTAACACACTGCGCCCACCATGTGTTAATTGATAACTGCTCCTGTCGTTTAACTTCCACCGCATAGAAACAGGTATTCGTGATATCACAACCACCTACAGCACTCTGATTCTGGTTACGTTGTGCTATGGGCTTTTCTGGATAAGTCATTCCAAGAGCGGCGTAAACTTCTTCGTAGATGTCATTAAAGAATTTACAAATTTCACGCTCGCCTGTCTGACCTTTAGTACGAGGATTAGCTCCCATGTTATAAATCTCCATCCAAAAAATAGGGGGTACACAAGTACCCCCGAAAGCGAAGCATATAATAGATAATAACATGTCAGCGAGAGGCAGCCTTCGAAAAGGGGTAATCTACCAACCACTCTCGCAAATAATGTTAACCTGTTTACGTGTTTGATTACAATACACGAATTCGTCAGAATTCACAGGTCATACCGTACATTTTTGCCAATGGCCCATAGAAAATGACAGCGAAGTGCAGACAACTTCCAACCCGTCATCATCACGTACCACGGGCAAAGCTAGGCCGCTGCGGGCGTTATGTACAGTGCGGTGTACTCTATACACGGAGTTATGCGTAAAGCGCCGCGTGTTCGCGTTTGTGCAGCGTAATAACGATCCGATATGCACAAGTGGAGCAGGCATAGTGAAGCCAATCATTAGATCCTTCTCTTTCTTATTAGGCTGGCGTACAGTTACATTCATTGTGTCGTCCCCTCATTTAAAGATTCCAGGCGCTCACCTAACAAAATGAGCGATTTAATTTGATGCGGTTTCTTACCAAGATGATCGGCAATGTGGTTATAAGTAAAACCTTTCTCCCGCATACGATAAGCAGTAACGGCGGCATTGCGATTTCGGATATCGGTTTTCTTACTCATGGTAAACTAGCTCTCCTTAATTTAGCTTCAATACGATTAATTAGCATCGACATACTACGATCTGCAACCATATGATGCGGTTCGTAGTAACCATATGCCCAATAGTTTACCTCTTGCCCACAATGATTACAATTAATCTTTGACTCGCACACAGGCGAATAGTAGCCATCAACTTGTTCTACGACAGTCTCTGTAAACTCAGTGTGACCACACTTTGGGCATCGTGTACACTTCATTTCATTGTCGTAGTTTGAGCGAAAAGTATAAGGCTTCCATCCTAACACCTTGTATATTTTGCTAGGCATTAGTGTAGATTCTCTTTAGGTTGTTCTTCGCTCGTCATAAGATGAGCTAATACGCTACATGTGTTTGATTTCTGCCAGGCTTTCTCAATTTCATCTAATGAGGATTCTGGTTTACATAAGCGATAGGCTTCCATGAAGGAATTCTGGGCTGCTTCAATGATTGCCAGAGACACCAACACTCTTTCGTCTATCATTGTCATCATTTCTTCAAATTTATCACACATATTATTTCTCCAGTGTCCTAATCATCAATTAATGTGATATCATCCACAAAAAATAAGCTATCGTTCTGGATACATTTACGTCGATTGATAATATCGTCGACATTGTAGTCCATCAAGGAAGGGTACTCGACCTCATCCTTCATACAAGGCCCATACACACTCAGACCCAACTCAGCCAAATGTTGCATGAATCCTTCAAGAGATTTTTTAGTATAAATTGTCGTTTTTAATTTACCCATCGCCCACTCCTTAAATCTTAATGGTAAACTGGAAGTTAAAAGAACGTACCAGTTAACACATACAGCACAGCGTCACGCAGTGTTGGCAACAAAGGCGAACAATTAGGAACGCTGTAGAATTTACGTGATCCTACTTTAACACTGACGATTGTAATAGAACGTTTATTGCGCTCTACTGCGTAGAGACCACCACCGAGACGACGGACTTTATATAGAGGTTGATGCTTTTGCATGTTTTAACTCCTTTCTTTTATTTGCTGACACGTATGGCTCTACCTGTTAAGAAGGTGTATCCACAGTGCCGCATTAAGTCACGTTCTTCTATTACACTTCGTAACTGGCGTGACAGCGTTTCGTAGTAAGGACGGACTTCGTTCTTACTTATAGCTAAAGCATAGGCGAACAGTTGTTCCGAGTCAATACGATTAGACTTGATTCTTTTGATTGCCTGCTCGATTCCTGGGAACTCCTCATCCTGGTATAGAGCACCGTACACAATTTTAATAGCTGCTAGATTGTAACTGGACATTTGACCCTCGGACGTAAAATAATTCTTGATACCTATTGCATTCCTAAGGAAATGCTCTATAGTATGTATTATACAGTTTATAAGCGGAGGAACACAAAATGACTCACCAAGATCTTATAAAAAGAAACATCAGAACTGCAATGAACAAATCAGAGGAATTCTCACATAACTGTACCGATGGCACTCATAAAATTAGATACGAATATATGGGATCCTCAACTGTGGTTACATTTGAGAAAGATGAGTATCACGTTGGAGATTTTTCAACACCAGATTATGACGAGATGTTTGAATACGTTGTATGTGGGTTCTTAAAGTTGCACGAATAATATAATGGGCGCATATAGCGCCCATTTTTATAACTTAATGACTTCGTTCATTCTCTCAATGTCTACCAAATAACATTTCATTCTTGGTGGTACAAAATCAGGACCGAATAAACTTGAGAAGTCCATGGGTCTCATTTCGGCAAGAACTTCCATAGACATTAGACCATAAATTGTGTTATCTATAACCTGCAATATGTTGTCATTTCTTGTCTGCTTGAATGCTTTAAATTGCCTACAATAAGTGCATAAATCACTCCGTGTGACTATAAATGAGTCCTTAAACATTGGGAACCGTTTATACACGTAAGCCTTTACCTCCCCATCCAAGAACTTCTTGATAGAGTTGAGCATTATTTTCTCACGACTGGTACTATCTGTAGACCCAATCTGCCCACTATTACGCTTCTCTAAGAAACGCTCGTTACCCTGATCGATAAATGACTCAGCCCAACGATAATGTTCCATAGTAACAACGGGTCGTTCACTGTTATCCGCAACAGCAAGAAGAGAAGCTATACGCAATACCTTCAGCGCCTTCCTTGTGTACATCTGACGAATTACTTCGTCTTGTACCTGCTCACCATCATTGCCGCTGTTCAGGAACTTCGCAACAACATTATCAAGGTTATCAAACGCTTCGTGTACCTCTGCTTCCATTTCAACATAACATGGAGCAGTCCCTGACATAATACGCACAGCTTGTTTATAGATAGCTCCAATAGTGCGCAGTATTGCTTCTGGATATTCCAGGAGCATACTCTTATTCATCAACGGTCGGTTAGCTGTACATTCCCATGCGATAATACGGGACATGAAACCACTCGACATCATGCGGTCATCCACGTTCCCGTAAAATTCATCTGGTGTCGTTTCACCTGCAAAACTATACGCCTTAACCTTACCGCCAGCAGTCGTATTATCTTTACTAGAGTGCTTTGAACCACCAGAGAAAGCATAGAAATGCCCCTTGTCATAAAGGGAAAGCATTTCATCCATAATGTCTTTAGCTTTACCGACTTCCATCTTACCGTTACGGAAAAATGCACCGACTTCAGTCTTATAGTTAATGGATGAGCCACAAGACATAACGGACGTATCCATTATGACATCCTTGCGCAATGCAGCATCAGACGCATAGGTACTTGTATCCAAGACACGTTCGATACCAAATATCTGCTGACCGTCTTGACCGCCATAATTGGATACTTGAGAAAGAATAGTTTCAATGTTGGAGCGAAACGCTTCTTTACCAATACCAGAACGTGCAATTAGTACAAAGTAGTTATTCAAACCACTTCGTGTGACTGTGTTCCACGCCTTACCGCACATACCACTAAATAAAGCAAGAGCAGAAAGAATGCTAATGTCTTTAATAGGCAACAAGCTCGCTTTATACATATTACGAGCAACCTCGCCCATAAAGCCAGGAGGCCAAGCCAAACCGTCTGCCTGCTCTTCAGTGTAATTGCCATCTGTGGTCAACACTTCTTCTGGTGGGCGTTCTGGTGTAGTTGCTTGACGTAGTTTTTCCGTGCGCTCTATAGCCGCATTAACGTTATTCTGAACTATCTGCATAAGTCCCATAGATTTAACATGGGCATCATAGCGGTAGTTGCGAATCATTCTATCCAGGTGATACGGACGTTTAATTTTTTCACCAGGCAGACGACGGGAATCATCGTAACGACTACTCATTGGTGAATACATGAACAGACGTCTTACCTGGAAATTGTACTTACTCTTAAAGCAAAGAAAGTCAATTAATGCAAACTCTGCTTCAGACTGAGAAGGGAAACAACGTTCGCCGATAGAAGTATCAACTTCTTCAGCTCTCCAACGACCTTCCCATAGCTGCTTAAACAATGTTCCGTTTTCTTGTTCACACAACTGAATATAGACATCCTGGTCTTCCATTGCATATGGGTCGTTACTAAAATCTTCTTCAGTAAGTTCCAGCATTTGAAAGCCATCAGACTCATTAATCTCACTCATCTCAGACATAAGTTGATGAATGAGATTAGCGATATACCCTTCGCTTTCACTGCCTGGAGCACCAGACACAGTGCGCGGAGTAATATCCCAGTGATCGCCTGTACAGATAATAAAGCGATACTGTGAATACACTTCCACACCATCACGGCGCTTACCAGCCTGAGGGATGGAATAAATCCATGTGTGCAACCCATCACCGCTTCTAGAAATTTCTGTATAGCTATGGAACGATTCAACAATCTTCTTATATCGCTCACCAGCAACTTTCTTTTCCATTTCAGACATGGTATCTTTAATGTCCATGTCTATACAACAGAACGGGTCACTTGGAAGTAGATAGAAACCTAAACGCAAGTTATGGCCAATCTCGTTATAATAACGAACGCAGCGTTCAGCATCTTCAAAAGACATAAGTAAATGCAGGTTAGACGGTTTCTTATCATTACCGTCTTTACGAAGTGGGACCATATCCCCTAAATCATCGTCCCATACATAAGGTTGTTTTTCTGATGATGTACCTGGATGGAAACCGCAGACAGCCCACTGTTCGTATTGTTTAATTTCTTGAGGAAAAAGTTCCAGCATGTTATTACCTTAAAACGTAGCGGGATTAATTTCAAATAACGAACGTGATGGTACAACATCAAAGTTGACATCTACCAGCTTAAAAGAATTCGTGTAAACACACCATGTACCGACTTTTTCATTAAAGACGGGCTTGTCATTATTAAATGCGTACACGCAACCATCAGAATCTGTTGCAATATATCTTGTGTCTTTTGGTACTTCTACATCTGAACCATAATAGTGAACGGTAATTAAATCTGACATGTTATTCTCCTACGATCCATTAGGACACACATAGTATATACTGATGGATCGCAGGGGGCTAACCCCCTGCAAATTATGGTACTAAGACCCAACGACACACGATAGGTTTACATGTTACTTGTTCTTTAGAGATAGTAATTCTATCCTTGAACATTATTCTCGGATAAAAATACTTCATGTAATTATCCGAATCCGTTTTACATTGTGCATTCAATATGCGGGAGCTAACAATAAACTTTAAATCCGCCCAATCCTCCATAGAATCAGAAAAGGATAAGATACGCCCATTTCCACGGACTTTAGCTGTTGACTCAGCTGGTAGTCTGTGGTCAATATGACACGGTAAGTCTAAAGCAGGTAGCTTCCCTTTGATTAATTTATCGGTATTAAAAGAGCCAATTTCCAAAGTATGAATATTCTGACCTTTAATTGGTTCTTCAAACTTAACATCGACAACGAGTTTGACTAACATGACTTACCCTATAATCACCATAAAATTTCTACACTTTCAGTATCCAGCTGACTTAATGGTTGCTTATATGAGATTGTATATCCAAATGATACAAGTTGTTCGGTGACCTTTCTCATTACAGGACGTGCATTAGGACTACCGATTTCACTATATGGCTTTTTAAATAATTTAATATGATCCCTGCCATCTAGAGACGCTTTAGTAATCCATTTATCCAAATCATCAAGATATGCACTGGTATCCAAGTTTTCACTATTTGTACGGGCTTCTTGTGCTGTAATCATGATTATTGCTCCATAGCTTGTTTCATCAATGCGTCATAGATACATTTCGCACTAGACGCGTTCCACAGTTGTTCGTCTGTCTGAACTTCCTGGTTCCATTGCTTGTCAAATAAACCTTCTTCATACGCATCTTTAATACGCTTGCACAAAGTAAGGATGTCGGTCTGAAGAATATCAATTTCTTCTTTGGTTAACGCAGTTTGCAGTTCTTTACTCATCTTTATCACCTTCTTTATTCAGTTGACCACATGCTGGAGTCCATTGTCCGTTCAATGTTCGCTTATAATCATCTTTGCGCATACGTTCGAACCACTCAGTGTGGTCATGTGGATTGTCGCTTACTTTATAGTCAATATTAACACACGTTTCTTTGAAATCCATACCTTCCAGGTCTACGTCATAACAAATGTCGATTTCAATTCCTGGCTCAGTTAATACCCAAAAACCATCACCATTAATACATTCACACCACCGAGGCTCGTTCTCAAACGCGGTTAAAGTACCGTCCTCGTCGACCGCAAGGTATTTCGCCCACACTGGAACAAACAATACTTCACCGAAGTATCGCACAGCCTTCTGAGTGAGATTAATTTGCATCTTCACCTCCCGATACCAGTTCCAAAGTCTCACGAAGCAGACGCTCGAGCTTCGATTTATTTTTGATAAGCTGATATTGCCGATCCACCACAAGCGCCTTCTGACGGTTACGCATAAGATATTCGAACGCACCTTGAAAATCTTCGACTTTACCTTCATAACCTAAAGCCTTGGCGACGTGCGACACACGATGGAACAGAAAGTCCGCAAAGTCCATAACTTCCATCGCATTAACAATAGCGTCAAGTAAATCCGGATTTGTATTCGGGTCTACCCGTTTAGCTTGTTCAAGAAGTCGCACCTTTGCTTTATATAAAGGTGAATTGCTTACTGTTTGCATCACTTCCTCCACATATCACGCGATTCTTTAATACGGATGTTGTACCGTATAAGTTGTTGCATAACTTTATGCAGGTCATCAAGATGCTTCCTTAAACGAAGACGTTTCTTGATAGCCCACAGGTTCTTCATACCCGTTCGTTGGAGATCCTCCCTTAAATACAATGAAAAGTCAGTCTGCCGATCTAAGATAAATTGGATACGCATCAAAGTATCAGACTTACGATAATCAGGATACCACTTAGGAAGCAGATCTTGTTCGTGAATCATCTTACGCTCCAAACTGATCAATGTATTCAATGAGCTCTTGCAATTCTTGCTGTAACTGCACATTACCACTATTATTCGTCTGAAGTCTAACGAGGCGTTCCTTGATATGTGCAATGTGGTTAGTGCCCATCCGACGCTTCTGTACATCGCACCAACGAACAACACCATCTTCAATATACGCACGACGTGCTTTACCACGCGGATATCTCAGCGGCCGAACTTCACACTTATCGCCCACCCACTTAAAGCCCAGGATCATAACAGCGTTACCTTCCGTATCAGGACACACGTCAAAGCAACTGTTGAACCCTTTACTGTGCATATACTTGTCGAGCGGAATCACACAATCCACATCCAACAACCAGTACCCGAAGTAAATGTCAACAGTAAACATCATCCCCAACATCGGAGCCGACCAGCACATATACATCCGCCCGTCATCCAACTTCTTGACCGCATTCGGCCGCAACACGAGGCCAGCCTCCTTCCACGCTTTGACCACATTACTTAGGCTGTCATTATGCTGTTCTAATATGGCTACCGCTTTGGCGTACATACCTTCGTCATAACCGAACATTTCTTGTACGTGTGCATGTGTTATTTCAATTTTACGATTGCGCATAACCTCACCTTGATGATAATAAATCTACTAATTTTGAAATTCAGTTGCCAAGTTTTAATTTATGCAAAGTTTTTGCTATTTGCAACTGTGATATTTTGCGGTGTTTGTATGTGCAATGTTTTTGCTTTTGCAAAAATTACAGCAGTCTGAAGGTGAGAATTTGCACATTTATAAAGATTGGTGAAAAAATGCACAATTTATAAAGATCCCGTAATACATAAAACGGCGAAGCGAAGTGTATGAAAAATAAGGGAAAATTTCGAGGGTTGGGGGGAACGTGTGAATTTATAAATTTTATAAAGGGGTCTCGTAGGGGTCGTCAGTAGACAACTCAAAAACAAAAAATCTTTATACAATTTATATAAATACACACATACACACATTTTTTACCTTACTTTTCATGCACTTACCTCCTTTCATTTCGTATATTAAGCGTTAATACATGAGCAATATAACATATATTTGTTGCGCAACGACTGTGTGTTTTCTAACCAATCGAAAGATTGCTTTATATACGTCCGCGCGTCTAACACAAAAGAAAAGTGGATTGCAAGCGATTTTTGCTGAGGTAACTCTCGAAGTGAAAGCGATTTGCGAGTTTGAATTTTTGTAGCCCGAAAACGATTCTATTTTATGGTATAAATGTCGGATTTTTCGGGCAAAGGTGGCTTTTCGGTGAGGTTTGGTGGCTGGGATCGGGGTAACGGGTAGCCCATAAAGCGAAAATAGCCGCGAAAACGGGGCACGCAGCGCGATTAAATGGTTGGATCAGTGTAAGGGTGGCGGTGAGGGGCGAAAATGCCGCAAAATCGCTTACAGGGAAGCAGGGAGTGGATCGCTGTAAGGGCGTATAAGGCGACTGAATTGGAGTCAATGGTAATGTACGGAAGAGGGATTCAGGCTCTTAGGGTGCGAATGGTGGAGCTATGGGTGAGGAATATGTGGTCAGCAGGGTAACGCGGGAGGTTATGCAGGTACAAAAACGAAAGCGCCCCGTTGGACTTCAACAGGGCGCGGATTGTATAATGGTTTTAGAAGTTATTTACAAGTTAATAGTACCGCCCAGGTATTATCTGGAAGCGTACCAACTCCGAGTATCTTAAGCTGAAGCGACTTGTTCTGCATGTTGTAGTTGTCCAGTAACTCCTGGGCCGCGGCAGCGGCGTTAGCTTCACCGTTCAGGTTGTAGTCGTTTGCAGTTATTGCACACATACCAAGGCCAACTGCTTTAAAGCGCATCCCTTTCGTCTGAGTCGGTGCTAGTGCTTTGACATGGATAGCGTTCATATTATTTATCTCCGTTACAATTTGAAAGGTTAGCAGTTTTTTAACAGGTTGATGAAGCCCGCCAGCGTGGACGCGGTTGCAACCAGGCGGCCCATAGTATGCAGTTCCGCGTGAACTTTACCGTCATTGAACACAGTTAAATAAACGTTAAGACCATTGCAACGGACGCGATATTTGCGCGAGTTATTACCGAAAGTTTCCAGCTCTGCGGTGATAGTCGCAAGATTAGCTATACGTTTGCCGATAATGCGGCGAGTGATAGTGGACTGGTTTAATACTGTAGACATAATCATTTCCTCTGTTAACTATGCGAAGTGCATATTATTGCCCACTGTTACTATGGGCAATGTATATGTCACTCAGCGGACACATATTCTAACGCTTCTGATAGTGTAGCGAAGTGACCATCACTCACCAGATTAATAGCGTACTCAAGTTGATCTCTGGTCAGGTTGCGAAACTTGTTACGGATGTGATAGCAACGACCGCGATAAATAACCTGGAAATAATTGCGTTCCATAATTATCCCCTTAAGCAACGATGAACGCGTAACCGCTTTGATCCGGGAGCTCACCACCGGAAACAATCTCAAACTCAACACCCGCTTTATCGTTGAACTTTTTGATAAGCTCCTCCGCTGCGGCGCGGTGGTTGCCGTAAACGCCCAAATCGTCACGCCATGTGATAGTCAAGGAGCCGTTCCAGCCTGTTGCTTTTACGCGCGGAGCGCGAGCGGCAGTCGGGTTGATGAATTTGGTGATGATAGCTTGAGCCATGATAATTACTCCGGTAAAATTACAGTGACGTTAATATTTGCAAGGCGAGCGCACTCGCGGAAACCTTTTACATAAGCATCCATTTCGTCATAGGATGCGAAAGTTGCGTCCGGGACTGGTCCGTTGTTAATATTCACGCAATATTCGTGATCGTCCAGGTCAACCCAGCAATTCAGAACTATAGTTTCCATATTATTTGCCCTCCGTATAGTAAAGACCTGCAACTATTGGAGCTCCGAACACTAAGAAAGCTAATAAGTAGAACATAATTAGTTACCCCCTTTATTGTTGAGCCCGTTGAATTTACGCCATGCGTAGAATTCAATCGTTGCATTATTAATATTCCAACCATTAGCTTTCGCAAGGTCACGGACGTTACCAATAGTTGGCACACCATCAGGCAACATATTATCCAGAGCGTTCCAAACGTCTGCGCATTTACCTTTAATCGGGCGACGGACCCCGTTGCGCGTTTCGCTGCGCGTTTTGCTCTTGGCGGGAGCGACCGGAGCTTGTTGTGTGGTCACTTCCACGACAGTCGCTTTATCAGCTTCAACCAGATCGCTAGCTGCCTTATTAACCGCGCTTTCGCTGTACCAGTAGCGGCCACCGTCTTCGTGCGGTTCCTGGTGAATAAAGCTATTAGCTGTCGCAGTGTCCACATCCAGAACCTTTTTTAAGGCACGGCGAGCGTTAGACATAGTGGCGAAGAAGCGAGCGTCTTTTGCTACGCGAGTGATAGTTGCCATTGTAAATATCTCCATGTTGTTCTAGCGGATTGCTAGTGGGAGCCCACTGTTACAATGGGCAACCATTAGCACGCTATTATTGTTGAATAGCTTTATCTATCATTGCGATGAAGCAGAACACAGACCAAAGACTATTCGCTTGACATACTGGTCTACCATACATTACGCTATAAGAGCTGACAGTACCGTCCTCGTTAATGCGAATATACAACGCGGTACTGGAATACTTTTCGTTGCCCGGGAGCATTACTAAATACTCGTCGAAACCCCAATCCCCGTCGACTTTTTCCGCAGTAAGGCCCAGTTGGTGCAGGCGCTTGCCGATAATACGTTTGGTGATCTGTGACTGGGACATGGAACGCGGTAAGTAGATAATGGACATAATGCAATCTCCCTTTCGGGTGAGGCGGGCGCGGAACCCGTGTCCCGCTTAAAAACCCCCTTTACCCTACGCGTTTATAATATGACAGCAGGGTATCAGATGCAACTATTATCTGCACTATTTTAGAACTTTTTTAGTTGTGTTTCATAATAATAACATCCGGGACTACACGGTAGATGGTGTGCCGGAAATAGCAGGTAGCGCGAGCGTGCCGAAGATACCAGGTAACAGCACGCGCCAAACATACCAGGTAGCACATACATAGACAGCACATAGTGGGCAGGTGGATAGTAACAGATGCAATTATACTGGACGGTACAGTATAGTCATGTAATAGATAGCATACTAATCAAATAAAAAATAATAACGCGTGTAACAATAAACAACGTTATAGTAGAGCGCGCAACAGTCACATCACGTAACAATCACCTCACTGACGATCACGGGACGTTATAGTAACGCCGCGGGGCGGCTCTTAGATCTCTGCCAAGGATTCTTCGTTTGTAGATTATCTCGTCACTAGACACTTTATATCCTCACCTCACCTGCCCTATATTGTTCGTATAAAGTTAATTCCGTATGTAAATACTCGAGAGGAGATCTATTATGTTCGTTCTGGCTTTCAGCAGTTCAATATGGCTAGGTATTAACTGGATCCTTGCAATTATATTAGGTCTTGTGATCTGGTATGTGCCGTTTATGCGTTACGCTGTTATCATTTCGCTTGTATATTTAGTTGTTAAACATTTCTTCGTATGGTGTGTATGCAATCCACAAGCTGCAAACATCAAACGTAACAAAGCGAACTTCTTTAGTGTGCTTATTTTAGGTTCACTGATTGTGTACGCATGGTTGCTCGGTGCGCAGAACTTAGGTTGGTTCACGTTACCTTAATGTGGTCACTAATTGTTGCGGCCGGCTATGTTAATCAACTTGCGTATCCTGTTATAGTTATTCCGTTAACGTTAAAGGGGTTTATATGAACGAGAATATAGTTAAAGCCTGGTCTATCTTACGACCACAGTTGAAAGACGATCGAGTGGCTTTTGTTTTATGTCCGAGCAATGAGTATCGCCGGAAGCTCGAAGAAGTGTTGCGCGAAGATCCTGAGTTCGTTCGCTGTGTACAACTGTCGCGCGAGTCATCTGTGGTGCAGTTTGATCGTTTCCACCTTCGTTTGGTTGCTCATCGCAGAGACTCCTATGAAGACACTGTTATTCGTACGAGTGGCTTTCATTGTGATATTGCAATTCTTGACTGCGAATTAAGTATTGAGCAGAAACAGGACTTATATAATCTCGCTCGTGAACGTCATGGTGAACTGCTAATTGTGGAAGTACAATAATGGCCAAAGATATCGTTATTCCGAAAATGTATTGTCAGCTCCGTGATACTTTGTTACAGAGCGGTTGGATTATTAGTCATAGTGACGTAAATGACACATATCTTGTTCTTATACCACCTGAAGGGACGATATCCTGTATTCTGCATTATATGCCCGAAGCGAAGACGGTTTATCCGAACGGGTCGTTCTTACTTCGTCTGCGCTCCGATACATGGAAGATCCAGACGGATACCTGTGCAATTGACGAGAATACCAGTAAAGAATTTATTCGCAAGCTAACTCAGCTGAATAAAATCTACGAGCATGTTAAATTTGATTTGTTTAAGGAAGTCTTCTAATGATTACTATCAACGATCCAATCAAGCATAAAACTCAGAAAAGCATAATGGCTTGCATTCCTACCTGCCTTGCTATGCTTCTTGACAAAGACCCTGAGCAGGTATATGACGAGTTCACAAAGGATTATATTCGTGGTTTTACTGACGTGTCGACCTATCTGCATAAGCACGGTGTCTTTGCGCAGCCGCATATCACTGCCGGTATGCACCAGATCCGACCTGGGCGCTTGTATCTTGCGACTGTACCCTCTTTGCAATTACCTGGGCTTTTCCATCAGATCATTATTGACGCTCGCTTCGGTGATGTTAAGGTATACGACCCATGTAAAGGTCTGCAAGGGAAACAATACTATTCCTATGACCACATTGCAGAGGGTAATGATCTGGCGTATCCTCTGCGGTCTTTCCTGATTGATTACGAAATTATATTACCGGAGTGATTCATGAGCTTGCAACGTTTTGACAATGCAGAACTCGCGTGTGAATTTGCAAAGCGCAAGTTTGCTAAAACAGGTACGCCGAGATGCGTACACGCGGCTATTGGGCAAAATGGGGCAAAGTATTGGTACGTTGGTACAGTAGCTCAGATCAAGCGAAGATTCGCGACTACGCCCGAAATGCGCCGGCTTGGGTCCCCTACACTTGTGCGAAACAGGCACTTGGATAAAGAGGAAATTTATCAATTTCTTAGGAATTACACTGGTAAAGAGAATAGATTTCAGGTTGCAGCGAAAGAGTTTAATATTGGTCTTTCCACTGCTTATAAAATTTATCACATATATGGGCGTTTAATATGACCGCAATTGCTTATCGTAATGGTATATTGGCTGTAGATCGTCAGGTTACATGGGGTAATATTGCAACAACTACGGATAAAGTTCATACTGTTAATATTCCAGGAATTGGACTTTGTCTTGTTGCGATGTCTGGTAAACTACGTCCTGTAACTGATATTGTGGATCATCTAAAAACTACGGTTCGTGGACGTAAAGAACCTTTTTCGGATTTAAATCCGGATTCCCGTTATGGTATTGCAGTGACGCAGGATCTTGTCGTATATCCTATCTACGGGGATGGTAAATTAGGTCTACCGGACACTAACGAATTTATTGCGGAAGGTAGCGCGTTTGAGTTCTTGATGGGTGCAATGGCGGGAGGTTGCACCGCCGAAGAGGCCGTAAGACTGGCGTGCGTATATTGCGACAGTTGTGGTCAAGGGGTTAAATTCTATGACGTAGCCTACACTCTTAAAGTGGCGCAGTGTAAAATCGAGGAGAAACCATTTTGAAGAAACCTAAGACTGGTCTGTTCCTTTGTGTTGGTGGACCTTTTGACGGTAAGCGTATACGCTTAACGACATCAGATTTGTATCCAAGTTCCTCAGTTTTCTCTGTTCCATCCTATAAAAACGGTGAGAAGGGGAAATACGTCTGGAATGACGAAATTCGAAACAGTGTAATCTGGAGAACATCGTGAGCGATCCTACAAATGCACAATTAGCCGCTGCAAGAGTGTATATGCGCGGAGCTGCCGCTGAGATTGATGCTTTGCCTCAATTTGAAAAACATGTACAGCAACTTGAACATAAATTTAAGGCTCTTAAAGATCTAGGGGATACGAAAGACGCTATAGCATTTCTTCTTGCTATCCAATACTTGTCTATGGGGGTTGGTGACAAAGTATGTTCCTTAGAAGAATAATTGGTATGGTTGCACCTTGGATACCACTTGTCATAATTGTTATTCTAGCCAACTGGGCTTATGACAATGCCATAGAATCAGCTAGAAAGGAGGGTTTCGATGCCGGTGTGTCGTACCAAAAAGAAACTCAGAAAGCGGTTGATTTCGAGGAGGAGAAACGAAGAGCGTATGAGAAAGACACTATCGAACGTCAGTACAGATCTCGTATTGAATCTTTGGTTGCCGATCTTAATAATTATCGCGCTACTAATGACAGGTTGCACAACGAAATCGCAACCGTCCGTAAGTACCTCGGTGACGCTACCGGCCCTCAGCCCGACAGCAAGACAACCGCCCAGATCGCCCGTGTGCTCACCGAGCTGTATTCAGAAAGCGTCACAGAATACAGACAAGTGGCAGAAGAGGCTGAAAAGTATCGTATTGCCGGCGAGCAGTGCGAACTACAGTATGATGCAATGCGAAATCCGCGTAAAGAAAAGTGATAAACTGCAAAGTCCTTGCCGGGTTGCGTAACTAAACGTTCAATCTTAATTGCACATAATTGATTGTGCGCATGTGATAATTCAACTATGCTCTATTCGGTTTAACTGAATGGAGCTTTTTTATGACTGTGCAACCACGAGGCATCCGGAATAACAATCCGGGAAATATTCGTTGGGGTGATAACTGGAAAGGTCTTGTTCCAGAAAACAAACGAACTGATCGTTCTTTCTGTCAATTTATTGATGTAAAATACGGTATTCGCGCCATTGCGCGTATTCTACTAAACTACCGCAACCGCGAAGGAATGAAACGTGTCGGAAATAAAGGGATTGACACTGTACGGGAGATTATTTCGCGCTGGGCTCCGCCGAATGAAAATAACACTGAAGCCTATATTCAATCTGTGTCTAAGGCTTGTGGTGTTGGTGCAGAACAGCCGATTTCAGTGACCGATGATAAAATCATGCTTGCAATCGTGAAAGCGATTATCAAACATGAGAACGGTGTGCAACCTTATTCTGATGAAGTTTTGCTCGCGGGTATTCACATGGCATAGTAAGAGGTTATAAGTGTCGCCGAACTGGGATTGGAATATAGTTTTTATTCTCACTGCCATTGCGATGGTAGGGGGTTCCCTTGGCTACGCTGCAAGAACCCATGATGCTAAAGAAAGGTTCAGACTTAGTGTCTTCATTCAAGAGGGTGCTTTTTCTGCATTCTTTGGTTTCTTGATAGGTGTAATTAACGTGGAACATGGTGTCTCACTGGGGCTCAGTGGGGCGTTCATAGGCGTGTTATCTTGGTCCGGTTCAAGAACCATGCTAAAGTTTCTACGGAGAAAGACAGAAGCATGTGACCGAGAAAAGGAAAGAGGTTGATTATGCGTCACTTCATCAATGATCTTCTTATATTGTGTAAGAAACCGCGATTGCTTTTCATCTATATGATGATTGGACTTGCACAAATTGGAGTCAGTGCTATCGCCATTGATCAGATGCACAAGAAACACAGGGCAAACCTGCAACCTTCAACACCACCTGTTTATGTGGTCAATAAGGTTGAACAAATCAAACAAGACATTCGGGAGATAACGTACATTCCTAAAGTTGACATGTAGATTGGTTTATAAGTAAAGCCCGCTCCTTGAATTTATATCGAGCGGGCTTTTTATTGACATTTGCTATAACCCTTGCAATTAATTAATCCACCGCTTATATTCGTGTCAAGAATCGACAGGAGTAACGTTATGGTAAAGCCTATTCTACCTTGGACACGTAGCATTGAATACGAAGCCGATCTCACTAAAGAAGAGATGGCTATACGTGACTCTGTCGTTGAAGAATATCTGTTCGATTATGATTGGGTTAATGCGTGTAAACGTGTAGGCATGAGCTCCGCAATGGCGTTTGATTATGCTAAACGTTTTCAGGATGATAGCTATTGCCAAAGACGAATTAAAGAACTTCAACAGCAGAAAGCAAGAAGTGCTGAACGTGACCGCAAATATGAAATAGAACAAGAGCGCCAGCGCATCATTGAAGGTCTTAGATTTGAATCCACTTATCGTGGTCCTGGATCTTCTCAAGCTGCTCGTGTTGCTGCATATAAACAATTATGTAGCATCTTTGGATTTGAAGCTCCTAAGCAACAGAAGATGGATGTTGGTGTATCTACTGGTGTTATGCTGGTTCCTATGGTTGGTTCTATGGATGATTGGGAAAGAGTTGCTGGGGAGTCTCAGACTAAGCTGCAAGAGGATACTTTAAATGGACTCAATGATTCAGACACCGTCCACTAAGGTAGTATGGAAACCACATCCAGGATCTCAGGTACTGGCACTGAGTTGTCCAGCGGATGAGATTTTATATCATGGTACTCGTGGCCCTGGAAAGACCGATGCTCAGTTGATGCGTTTTCGTCGTTATGTTGGCATGGGGTATGGTAAACACTGGCGCGGTATCATTTTTGACCGAGAATACAAAAACTTAGATGACTTAGTTGCAAAGTCACAGCGTTGGTTTCCTGAATTTAATGATGGTTGTAAATTCTTATCTTCCAAGTCAGATTATAAATGGGTGTGGCCTAGTGGCGAAGAACTAATGTTCCGTGTCGCTAAAAAACCTAAGGACTACTGGCTGTACCACGGTCAGGAATTTCCATTTATTGGGTGGAACGAATTAACTAAATATCCTGATAGTGGGCTTTATGAAGCAATGAAGTCCTGTAACCGTACATCCTTTGTTGCAGAAGAAAACCCGATAATTATTGACGGTGACGTGTATCAAAGAACTGGGCGTCTTGTGCTTGTTCAACCGGACCATGAATACGCAATGCAGTTCATACTACCACCTTTGCCGTTGCAGATCTTTTCTACGACTAACCCATTTGGGGTTGGACATAACTGGGTCAAGAAATATTTTATTAACTCTTGCCCTCTTGGGTCCATGAAGAAGGAAGTAACAAACGTCTTCAACCCGCGTACACAGAAACGGGAAGACGTAGTTCGAACTCGTTGCCATATATTTGGTTCGTATCGAGAGAACCGCAACTTGACACCAGAATATGTTGCGCAGCTTGTAAACATCGACGATCCTAACCTCCGTATGGCATGGCTCGGTGGTAGCTGGGATATTACGTCAGGTGGAATGTTCGACGACCTGTGGCGCCAGAATATACATGTGGTCAAACCATTCCCAATACCTCACTCCTGGAGAATTGATAGATCATTTGACTGGGGCTCAAGTAAACCGTTTTCTGTTGGTTGGTGGGCAAGAAGTGATGGTAGCGATATCGTGTATCCAAATGGGCGTCGTGTACGAACAGTACGAGGTGACTTATTTAGGATCATGGAGTGGTATGGTACTAACGGAAAACCGAACGAAGGTTTAAGATTATTGGATTCTGAAATTGCTCGTGGTATCATCGTCAGGGAAATTGAAGCTGGTTTATACGGTCGCGTAGTTCCAGGCCCTGCTGATAACAGCATTTGGGACGTTAAGGATGGTAACAGTACCGCAGCAACAATGTCTAAACCAATAACTATCAATGGTCGGTCTTATCCTGGTGTACAGTGGATTCGAAGTGATAAATCCCCTGGATCTCGTAAAGCAGGTTGGAAACGAATGCGGGAATATTTAGCTGCTTCAATTCCGGATCCTAAGGTTGCCGCTTTACGTGAAAGACCTTCTATGTTTATTTTTGACAACTGTCATCACTTCATAGATCTTGTACCAACTCTTGCCAGAGACGAAGATGATCTTGATGATGTTGATACTGATTCTGAAGACCACATTGCTGACGAAGCTCGTTACCGCGTAGCCAACGAAGCACGTGGCGGTAGTATCGGTAAGACTGTTGGGACATAAGGAGTTTAACAGATGGCCATTTCTTCGGTTCATCCTAAATATTTACAGTTTAGTGCATTATGGTTGAAGATGCGGGACTGTTTCCTTGGAGCTGACCACGTTAAGGCTCAAGGTACTTTGTATCTTCCACCAACACCTGCTATGCGTTATGACGGTATGAAACCAGGCGAAGATGGCTATATCCGTTACAACGATTATAAAGAACGTGCGGTGTTCCCGGAGTATGTCGCTGATGCAGTAGTTAATCATAGCGGTATGCTTCATAGTAAGTCAGCTATTATTCAGTTACCTGCTGCAATGGAACCCCTTCGTCAATCTGCTACCAGCAAGCGCGAAGGTTTAGATCAGCTACTACGCCGCATAAACGAGCTACAGCTACGCGATGGTCGTCTTGGCCTTCTGTTGGAGCTGCCAGCGGGAAGTACCCGCGACACGCTGCCGTACATTGCGGTATACGAGGCGTTAAGTATACGAAACTGGGACGACGGTGAAGATGATCTTGGTTCACTTAACCTTAACCTAGTTGTTCTGGATGAGTCCAAAGAAGTAATGGACAAGACTTCATTTGATTGGACTTATAAAGTTCAATATCGAGTTCTTGTTCTTGGAAGCGCCAATGTAGATGAACCATCAGATAGCGGTTACGTGTATGGGCAGTACATGACAGAACTGCTTCCTGGTGAAGATGACGAACCAGAAGAGGTGAGCTCTGACGTTGTAGTCCCTCAGTATAAAGGTACTCCTCTTGAGCAGATACCTTTCGTATTTTGTAACGCCATGGACTTAGTTCCAGAACCAGATAAACCACCGCTACTTGCATTAGCAAACAGATGTATTTCCATTTATCAGGGTGAAGCTGATTATCGACAGGCTTTGTTTATGCAGAGCCAGGATACGCTGGTTGTTCGTGGTGGTATTACGAATAGTGATGCGATTGATGATAAAGCTCCTGTTCGTGTTGGTGCTGGTGCTCGTATTGACGTATCTCCGGACGGTGATGCTAAATACATTGGTACTAATTCACAAGGTTTACCGGAGCAACGTAAAGCACTTGAAGCTGACCATAAAGACGCTCAGACCCGTTCTGGACATTTAACCAGTGCAGAAAGTGCTTCTCAAGAATCTGGCGATGCGCTGGAAACACGTCTTATCACTAAGACTGCTTCATTAGTTGGTATTGCTAAGACTGGTGCTGCTGCGTTAGAAAAAATCCTTCGTATTTGTGCTATATGGATGGGGTTAAATCCAGACGAAGTTAAAGTTACACCTAACCTTGACTTCAGCAAAGCTAATATTGAAGGCCAGGAATTGGTGCAGGTGCAGACTGCCAAGAATCTTGGTGCTCCGTTATGTGCTGAGTCTATGCACAACTGGTTGCAGGATAAGGGAATGACCTCTTTGACGTTTGAAGAGGAGATGAAACGGCTTGAGGAGGAGCGCAAAGAATACCCGTTCCTTTTACCTCAAGTTAAAAACGATCAGAACCAAATCCAGCAAACAACTGGAGAACAGACGGGGAATGAAAATGCCGCTAAGTAAAGGCGTGCAACATAAAGCAAAAGCCAAGAGTAAAAAATAGTTGCTTCATTCTTAATGATGTATTAGTCTTTATAGCGCGGTAGAACGGTCTATCGCGCTTTTTAGTGGAACGGTCCACAATGGAGAATTTTATGAACAAATATCACATTCATCTGGCGGTAGCTTATTCCGCTGGCTTCTTCCAGTCCATGCCTCGTTTTGGTGCATTGGAACTTGAATATACTTCTGAAGATGAAATCCCGGAAAATGCGCGTGAGTATTATTCCCAAGAAGGCGATAAGTGGATCCTCACTGGTGTAAAGGGTGGTGGCAAACAGAATATTGACAGGTTGCAATCCGCACTCGAAAAAGAACGCAACGATCATAAAGCGGTCAAGAGTAAGCTAAGTAAGCTGAACGGACGTGATATTGACGAACTCTTGCAGCGCGACGCTGAATATGAAGAGCTTAAACTGCGTGCGGATAAAGTTGATGATGAAAAGTTGGAGCAAATCATTAACGTACGAATCCGTAACAAGTTAACTCCGCTTGAGCGTGAACGTGACGAGCTGAAAAACAAACTTTCTACCTATGAGAAGCAAGTAGAAGAGCTGACCACAAAAGAGAAGAACCGCATCGTTAAGACCGCTCTGAGCAAGGCTGCAATGTCTGCTAAAGTGATCACGGAAGCTATTGACGACGTGGAACTGATCGGTTCTCGTTTGTTTGAGCTCACCGAAGACGGTCAGGTTGTGACACGCGACGGTGTGGGTGTAACTCCTGGCATTACTCCAGAAATGTGGTTACAGGACATTCAGGATAAGAAACCTCACTGGTTCCCTGGAAACGTTGGCGGTGGTGCTGGTGGCTCACGTACTCCTGGCGCTGCTGGTAAGAACCCGTGGAGTGCCGAAGGTTGGAACCTTACTGAGCAGGGTAAAATTCTTCGTGAAAATCCTGAAAAAGCAGGCCGTCTGGCAGCCATGGCTGGCGTGGACTTGAAGCGTCCAGTACGTCCAGTTAAAAAATAATAAAATTTGTTGACACTCCCTCCGGTTGGTGTTAGTTTTACATCAACCGGAGCACGGGCTCCGATCAATCAAGGATTATTGGAGCCTCCCACGGCGGTAGAGTTCCAAAGTAAATCGATTAACTTTGCGGAGACTACCATGTCTAAAATTCTGTCAGCTCCGATGCTTAATTTGCGAGCTACCAATTCAATTCTTCTGTCTGCTGTTCGTCGTGGTGCAATCACTGAACTTGCAGATGTTATCGTTCCAGAGATCTTCGTACCGTATGTGCAGAACCGCACAACTGAAAAGTCCCGACTGATTCAGTCTGGTGCTATTGAGATTTCTGAGCGTCTTAACGCTGCATTGATGGGTGAAGGTACTACCTTTAACCAGCGTTTCTTCAAAGATCTGGATCGTGACGAAGAAAACGTTTCAAGCGCAAGCGATGCAACCGAGTCTACTCCTGGTGGTATTAAATCTGGGCGTGAAATTCAGATCCGTCTGTCCCGTAACCATTCCTGGGGTTCTGCGGACCTGCTGGACAGCTTGATCTCCCCGGACCCGCTGGATGCTATCATCAACTTAGTGGCAAGCTACCGTCAGAGCCGTCTGCAACGTGCATTCGTTGCAACTGTCAGTGGTGTGTTTGCTATGAACGCCGCTGCTCCGGTTGGTTCCGGTGATAAGAAGTCTACCCATGTTCAGAATGATATGACCCATGATATCTCTGGTTCATCCTTCACTGATGGTGTGACTAACTTCAACCCGGCCGGTGTTATCCTGGCGGCTGGTACTATGGGTGACTCCCTGAACGACCTGTCCATGATGATGGTACACAGTGTGGTCTACCAGCGTATGCAGCTCATGAACCTGATCGACTTCATTCCGGATGCTCGTGCTGAAGTAATGATCCCGACTTACATGGGCCGTGAAGTTATCGTTGATGATATGATGCCTCACGACAGCGGTAAGTACGAAACCTGGCTGGTCGGTCGTGGTGCATTCCAGTTAGGTGTTGGTTCACCGAAAGTTCCTGTTGAAACTGAACGTAAACCTGCATCCTACAAAGGTGGCGGTTCTGAAATCCTGTTCCACCGCTGGGAAAACATCATTCACCCTGTCGGTCACGCATGGGTTGGTACTGCTGCTGAAGGCGGTCCGGATAACGCCGCTCTGAAGACTGCTGCCAACTGGGCTCGTGTATTCCCTGAGCGTAAACAGATTAAGATTGCTCGCCTGATCACTCGCGAACACGCTTAATGCTTTAGCCATGTAATTAAAGGGGCCTATATGGTCCCTTTTTTGTTAGGAGGAAACATGCGTTATCAACGTCATTCAAGACATCGTCGTTATGTACGTCATGAACGTCACGGTTCAGATGCAACACCTAAAGCAAAGATTAAGACTGTAGGTAAAGTTCAGTATTCAGCTGATGGTAAAAGTGGTTGGCAAGATACAATCCCTGAAGGTCTTATGAAAGTAAGTACACCACTGACTTTCTACATTCGTGCTAAAGAAGTAGATCCAGAGGATGATGGTTCTTATATCTACAAGTTTGAAATTGCTGCTGGAACTGGTGATGCGTTGTCCCTTCAAAATACGGCCGTCAACAAAGCAAAAATCTCTGGTACGGCTCCAGAAGGTATGCTGAGTAAAACGTTCAGTGTGAACTGTACTGTTGAAGACAGTTATGGGACAGAAGTTATGGGAACTGCATTAACACAAGCCTGGTCCGCAGCTTCCGAAGTATAAACGTTAAATTGCTAGATGTTTTAAAGGGTGTTACACTTCGCTTGTAACACCTTTTATTTTGAGGAATGAATGATGAAAGACAAGATCATTGAAGGGCTTCGTAAACTCAACGTTGAGAATGACAATCATTGGACTGCCGATGGCCTGCCTAAAATTGAAGCATTGAAGTTTACAGTTGGCCCGTCCGTCACGCGAGAAGATGTCAATTCTGTTGCGCCTGGGTTCACTCGTTCAAATCCTGTAATTGAGGACGTCGAACATGAAGAAAAGCATGACACTTCCTCATTGCAGGAAACCGAACAGACGGAAATTGTTGCAGATACCGACAATGCACAATATGAGTCCTTATCTAAGGCTGAAGCAGATAAGGAAACTGTTAACGGTAAATCGATTGTCACTACGCGATTAGCTTTAGAAGTCAACATGAGCGATGCAGTTAAAGCAATGCTCAAAGATATTCCAGATATTGACTTTGACACTGTTTCTGTGGAAGAGCTTAAAGAATATGAAAAAGTTCTTTCAGAACAAGTCAATGCAGACAACCAAATGTTATCTGCAATGCACGAACTTGTTGAATCTCGTGCTAAACTGTACGCAAAAGTCAACACTGAAATTGAACGTCGTAAGCCTAAGACCGAGCTGGCTCACACGTTAGCATCTTTCCGCGATCAGATGGCACAAGTTGCACATGTGGTCAATCAGCCTCGTATGGTTGTTCGTAACGGTATCCGCACTCGCTAAGGTGACATATGGCATTTCGAACAGACAAAAAGTTCTTGTTTCATATGATGCAACGTAACAGACGTCGTCGGGATGCCACGTTGAATCCTGTAAGCGGTGTCCTGGGGTGGGTGACACCGCCCCCATCGACAGGTGTCGTAGATACCGGTTACGCGATGACGTGGCAGAATGGCCAAACACCTTACGTTGTACAGGTCTTTAAAGATAAAGAATTGGTCTTACAGAATCAGCTTGATTTGCAGACCTTCACAATTAACGAATCGTCTGCTGCAAGGTACGATATTAAAATTATAAGTGCAGACGGTCAGATTCTTAATGCTACAATAGATATCACCTGAGGTGCATATGACTATAACTATCATTGTTGAAGATGGGTCTTGTGTGCCTAACGCAAATAGCTATATTGATGTCGAATATGCTACGCAATATTTGGAAGACCGTGGAGTTACTGTCCCGGCGGAAGATAAGTTGAAACCTATGCTTATCAACGCGATGGATTTTATGGAAAGTCTTAACCGTTATAAGGGTAAGCGCACCAACCAAGATCAGGAACTACAGTTCCCGCGCAGCGGCTTATACAGCGACGGTGTAGAGATTCCAGGTAACACCATACCCGTAGCAATTAAGCGAGCACAGGCCCAACTGGTCGCGGATACGGTGCAGAGCGGTAAGCCGTTATTAAGTAACAGTACCAGTTATGCACTGAAAAAGCGTGTCCTTGGACCGCTGACGCTTGAATATGCAGTTGGTCAGAGTGCTGTATTAGAAAGCGCGACACCACACCAGCGTTTCTGGGCTTTGATTAATGACTACCTGCGAAGCTCTAGCTCACAAGGAGTAATGCGATGACAATTGCTTCAGAATTTATTGCAATGGCACATGAGATGTTGAACGACCAAGAAATTGGTTTTGATGGAACACTCATTGTTAAAGTAAAAGAAGATGGAAGTGAATCAAAGCCTTGGGCTCCGACTTTTAAAGAACAAGAAGTACCACTGCGTTTGTTCTATGACGAGCAGTCAAAGACTAACGTAAACGGTAGCATAGTTCTTCAAGGTGAAAAGGTCTTTATCACTTACGAACCGGACGGTATTAGTCTGGAAGATTGCATTGGTTTTAAATTTATTGACCACAAAGGGCGCTCGTTCGTTGTTAATGCAGTTGAGCCTATCGGTGCGGGTGGAACTACAATCATTAGTTACGTTAAAGTTGGTTCCTAATGGCTAAGAAGAGCTTCCGTGATCAGTTTACCAGTGCTCAATTAAGAGCCATGCAAAAAGCCGCAGGTGAGGTAAAACAAAGACTTTATGGCTTCGTTAGTGCTGTTGTTGATGACACTCCTGTTAAGGACGGTGGATTACGCGGAAGTTGGCAGATACAGAAATCACCCGACCTTATTGAGGACAATCTGCCGGAAGACCCGTCCGGAGCTGCTACGAAACAAAGATTGTTTACTAAAATAAGATATCTCCCAATCCATCAAGATTGGGATATTTATTTTGGTAACGGTAAGCCTTATGCTCAGAAGATCGAATATGAAGGTTACAGTAAGCAGGCGCCTAACGGGATGTTGCGTAAGAACATCGCAAGAGGTGGACAAGCATTCAGTGGATTTAAACTTGGGAGCTTTGATAAATGATCCCGTATCCGTTTCATTGGGTAGAAGATACCCTGAAATCACACTTAGTGAATAACTATGCTGAAATGTCACACGCTATGGCGTGGAAGAACTTGACATTTGATGCCAGCGGCTTTAAAGTGTGGTTAAAGATTATCAATACCCCATCCAGTGAAGATCCTGTAACGTTAGGCCCTTATGGCGATAATGAAATGCGTGGGTTTTTACAGATTGGTATATATTCACAGTTGAATATCGGTATTGAAGAATCTAACGCTGTTCTTGGGCATGTGAGTAAAATCTTTAGTGTGCCAAGACAGCTCCAGGCACCGGACGGCTGCATGTTAAGACTGACAAGAAAGACGTTTTCCCAGGGCGGGCAGACGTCAATTGCAGACTTCACTCGCGGTGGTGTTGAAGGTGTTTGGGATGCTCAATATGTAACAATCTACTGGCTCGCACGTGAGCCTAAACAGAGGATATAACGATGGCTGAAGGTTCACGTTATAGTAGCTATTACATCAAAGAACAGACCTCCGGTGTCACTCCGTCTAGCGGAACTCTGAAGGTCTTTCGTGCTACTAAATCGGGTCTTGATATTAAAGTCGCTACTCTGCAATCTGAAGAAATTCGAGATGACGCGGAAGTGGCGGATTTCCGTCTTGGTGCTCGTCACGTAGAAGGTACAGCAACGGGTGAATTGTCTTATGAGACATTTGACGACCTGTTGGGTGGTGCATTACGTGGTACGTTTGCGGGAGAAGCGTTGACCGCAAGTATCGAGCGCCAATCTTTTACCTTTATTGACTATAACGCAGATATTCCGGATTTCCCGTATACCATCTATCGTGGTTGTGAAGTTAACAGTCTTGCAATTACTGTAAGTGCTGAAGCTATCACCAGCGTGGAATTCGGTATCGTTGGTCGTACAATGGAACAGGCTGCTACCCTGCCGTCTGGTCTAAGTAAAGGTACTCGTACGACTACGTCACCTATGGATGGCTTCTCTGGTAAGCTAACTATGGGCGATGTGTCTGTTGATGTTATCACTGAGATGGCTATTAACATTGAGAACGGCATCGAGCCTCGTTTCGTTGTTGGTTCCAAGTTCTCTATCAAGCCAAGCTCTAAACGTCGTCAGATCAGTGGTACACTGACCGCCTACTACGAAGATAACAAACTGCGTAGTAAATTCCTGAACGAACAGGAAAGCGACCTAACTATCGACATCCTGGACGGAACTACTGGTGCTGGTTATCGTTTCAGTATGCCTCGTATCAAGATTACGGAAGCTCCGCGTCCGATCGATGGTGAAGGCGATATCATGCTGAACATGAGTTATACTGGTCTGTTGGACCAAGACGAAGGTTACAGCATTCGTATTACTAAACTTCCTCCGATGTCTTTCACGACCGATCTTACAGGAAACAAGACTATCACTAAAGGACAAACACTAACCCTTTCAGTTGTGGTCAAAGGTGGCGAAGAACCTTATACCTATGTATGGAAGAAAGGTGGTGTTGTTATTCCGGAAGCTAAACAAGCGACATACACTAAATCTAACGCACAAGAGGCGGATGCCGGTCAGTATGTATGTGAAGTAACAGATTCACATGGTCGTACTATACCGAGCACACCTTGCCTTGTTGCTGTTAATCCTGGTGAGTGATTGGAACGGGGTGCAAACCCCGTTTTATTAAGGAACGATTATGTCTTCAGAAAACAAACAAGTATCCACTGAAGTTGCAAAGAAAGCTGTTGGTACATCTTTCCGTGACTTTAACTTGAAAAAGAAATTAGAAAACGCTCCGCTGTTGCATTACCCGCTTGTTTTTCCAGGACAGGGTGATACAGGTCACTGGTTGAAAATTCGCAACCGCCACAGCGAAGAATTTCGTCAAGCAGATTTAAAAGCGCAACGTCAGATCAGTGCGCTTGTCGTTGCCAACGGATCTTTTGAAAAGATTGATAAGGACATGCTCGACGATATCAATATGCGAGCGTTCTGTAAATTGGTTGCTTCGTGGAGCTTCGAAGAAGAATGCAACGAAGACAATCTTCTTGAATTCTTTGATAATAATCCGTTTGCGTATGACGACATTAATCGTCTGGCAGCTCAAGATTCCCTTTTTTTCTAAGATCCCGCGAAAAGTTAATTGATCACTTACTGCTCGAATGGCAATTGCACAGTTGCCCGCCGGGCAGTAAGACTCCAACAATTAAACATCTCCAGCACGTTAAAAAAGTCACTGGTAAGACTCCCTCCTTACTAGCAAAGTACGAATCCAGCTCCGTACCGCACGAACTCAGATACATTTACAAGTTATTTCTTGACTTTTATAATGGTGATAAATTCAGTTACAGCGAATTTAATGCCTGGCAAGATTATATAGGTGTAGAACTTGATTTTAGAGAGCGTGAACTAATTCGGCAGATTTGTCTTGAACGGCAAGCATTTGATATTAGGCGTCAACAAGAACTTATGCAACACGCTCAGACCAATAATAAAGGAGGTAAATAATGGCTGATGCAGCTGACATCGTCATTAGAGTCCGTGCTGAAGGTATTCAGAATGCTGAAACAGCACTGCGACGCTTGCAAGCGGCAGGTGTAAGAGTTGAGACTGTCAGCTCGCGTATGGAGAATGGTTTTCAACGTGCGGCTACAAGTGCTGACGCATTCCATCATGCCATTAGTGCAATCTATACGGTAATGACTGTAACCACACTGACATCCTACGTCGGCGGGCTTGCTAAGTTATCGGATGCGTGGCTGGACGTTACTAACAAACTGGCTAACGCCAACTCTGCAAACGAGCAGATGGTTGATATTCAAGAGCGAGTATTTGGTATCGCTCAAAGAACTCGTACGAGCCTGGAAGCTACGTCAACTCTTTATGCTCGTATGGAACGTTCACTGAACCAGTACGGTGTGACTGGTAAACAGGTCGCTCAGATCACTGAAACAATTAACAAGGCAATGATTGTTTCTGGTGCAACCACTGCAGAATCTACTGCTGCTATTATCCAGTTCTCACAGGGTCTGCAATCCGGCGTGTTACGTGGGGACGAATTCCGTTCTGTAATGGAACAAGCTCCTCGTCTTGGTAAGATGATTGCAGATGGTCTTGGTGTTGGTACTGCTGGTCTACGTGAGATGGCTAACACTGGACAATTAACCGCTGATGTTGTTATTAACTCCATCTCTAAAGCTGCATCAACCATCGACGATGAGTTTAATCGTACAATACCAACGTTCTCCCAACGAATGGAGATTGCGAATAACAACTTAATTAAATTCGCGGGAACGTCAACCTCGGTACAAACTGTGGTCAATTCAATGGGCTCTGTCATTGAAACTGCTACAGACCACCTCACCTTGCTGTCTAATATCGCAATCGGTGTTGCTGCTATTGTTGGCGGTCGAATGATTACCGCCCTGGCTGGGCAGATTGCAGCATTCATAAAGCTCAACGCGATACAAGCAAGTAGCTCGGCCATAAACATCAAGACCATTGATGGCATCACAAGATCCGCAGTAGCTCGATATAATGAAGCACAAGCAACGTTAGCACAGGTTGCAGCCGAGCGTACCAAGATTCAGGCGGCATTGCAAGCCAACCAAACGTATTATAAAGGTATAGCGACACTCAACGCATACATGCAGAATACGCGGCAGGTGCGCGAAGCTACGGAAGCGGTTGCTATTGCCCAGACTACCATGCAGGCGCGTATGGCTGCCGCGACTGTAGCGTCCCGTGTGCTTACTGTCACCATGACAGGCCTGCGGACGGTAATGGGCTTGATGGGTGGACCTGTAGGTGTGGTTACATTGGCTGCTGCCGCATGGTTCATGTGGAGTCAAAACAGTAAACAAGCTGTCCAGGATGCACAGAACCTTGCTTCCTCTCAAGAAGATTTAAAGAACAAGTTAAAAGAAACAACTCTTGAACAACAACGAGCTCTTAGTGTTCAGTTGCAACGTGCCGCTATTACGTTGGACGAACAGATTGCTTCTGAAAACAGGGAGCTGGCTGAATTAAAGAACCGTCTTAGCACAGTAACGCGCTATCAAGCTGAAGCAACTGAAGGAACAAGCGAGTACAACCGACTCACTAAAGACCGTAAGGAATTAGAAGGTGATGTTGCTATCAAGATTGGTGAAATATCCACTCTTGAGCAAAAAGCACAACAGATTAAATCTAACTTAACGACTGTACTGAACAATTTAACTGCTGCTGTAATGGGTCATACCGATGCACTCAAAGCAGAAAACGAGCAGTTATCTATTAACATTAGTTCTGCTGCCGGTCGTTCGCAGGAGCTAGTTAGTGCAATCCAGGCTCAGAATAATGAGTTCGATGTTGCTCAATTGAAGATGTCTGGTCATGCACGACAAGCAAGCATCTTAAAAGATGCTCAGACAGCTCTTGGTAAGAAGTATAAAGAAAACGAATCATTCATCAAGAACTATATTAGCGGTCATGCTGACGCAACTGCTGTATTAACGGATGAGCAACGAGGACTGGTTGAATTTATCAACTTGTCTGGAAAGAACTATGACGCTCAGAAGAAGATCCATGAGCAGCAAGAAAAAGAACGTCAGAGTAAGAAAGACAATAAAGCTGCCATACGCTATGCTGAACAATGGGATAAAGCGTACGAACGTGTGGAAGCGCGTGGTGCTACTGGTCTACAGCGTCTTAATTTACAGCAAGAAGCTGAAGTTCGTGCTATTCGTGATAAAGCTGAACGAGCTAAAGCATCTGAAGAAGAATTACAGAATGCGTTACTGGCTATTCAACGTAAGTACGATCTGAAACGTGCAGAACTGGCAGAGCAGTACAAGCCAGGCGTTGCAATGGTGCGTGCGTACAAAGAAGCCCAGCAAGAAATAAATCAGTTGCTTGAAGCTGGTTTATTGACAGAGCAACAGGCATATACGGCTAGATTGAATTTGCAGGCGGATTATTATACAAAACGTGCGCAGATGCAATCTGAATTGAACCCTGCTGGACAAGCTGCTGATCAAGAAGCTGCTGAACTTGCAACACTTAAATCCCAGTATGAAACAGCGATTGAATTAGCTGCTGGCAAAGAAGAGCAACTAACCGCTATCAAAGAGAACTATGAGCGCATACGACACGACATTCAGTTGAAGTACGCTCAGAAGCAGATGCTCGCTCAGAACCAGACGGCAATGGCTTACATTGAAAGTCTGAGCTCTATGGCTGGGTCAATGACCACAATCATGGCGGCTGCTGGCGATGATGCTAGTGGTGCTTACAGGGTTATGTTCGCACTGTCTAAATCATTCAGTATTGCTCAGTCGATGTTAAGTATTACCACCGCACTGTCGCAGGTGTTAGCAGATCCGACAGCATTGACACCGATGCAAAAGATGGCCAACTATGCAACTATTGCGGCCGCTGGTGCTAACATTATTTCGACATTATCCAGTGTCGCTCTTACTGGTATGGCTCACGATGGTATAGCCAACGTTCCAGAAGAGGGTACGTGGCTTCTGAATAAAGGTGAACGAGTTCTTAGTCCCCAACAGAACGCGGACTTTACTAACTTTATGAAGGGTCAATCAAATACTGGCAATAATTCGGGTGGGGGTGTTATCATTAACCAGAACTTTAACATCCAGGGTAATGGTGATGCAGCTTTGAAAAGCGCAGTTCAACAAGCTGCGAGAGATGGCGCCCAGCAAGGTTATAACATGGTACTCCAAGACTTTGCTAACCGTGGATCAATTAGAAAATTAGCGTTGGGGTAAAGATGGCGATATTAACCTGGCCTGAAGCCTTAAGACCTTCTACGATGGACTGGGATCTCGTATCTAACTCTGTAAAATTTACAAGCCCCTTCAACGGGGCTTCACAGGTTGTAGGATATCCAGGATCACGTTGGAAGGCGAGTCTTAAATTTAATAACTTGGACGATTGGGAATCCCGAAAGCTGGAAGTCCTTATCGCTAAGTTGGACGGCATGGTTGGCATGATAAAGTTACACGACTTCGGTAGATGGGGACGTCCACCAGTTGGGACACCTGTGGTCAAAGGGGCAAATAATACCGGAACACAGATACAGTCAAGAGGTTGGCTCGCTAAACGCCTTGTTTTACAAGAAGGTGATTACATTACTGTCAACAACGAACTCAAACTTGTTACAGAAGATGTATGGAGCGACGCCAGTGGTATTGCTACGGTGTACTTTGCACCTATGTTAAGAAATGTCCCACCTGACGGAGCTAAGATAGAGACTGAAAACCCATTTGGATTGTTTCGTTTATCTGATAACACAAATGGTGTGTCTCGTCAACCTGCATTCAATAACTCGTTCACGTTAGAGTTTGAGGAGACTTTTTAAATGATATTTAGTCCGTTCAGTGACTCTTTATTGGACTCTATGGAACAACCTAGCGTCACGATGATAATTGCAGTTGCAATTTATTTTGATTCGGGAACAACAAGAGTCCATTCTGGTACTGGCGTATTATCTATTGATGGTCAGACATTCGTTGGTGTCGGTAATCTTGGTGATGTAGGTGGTGTCACGGAAGAGAATACTACCAGTGCAAGTACGATGTCTCTTACATTAAGTGGACTTGATATGACACTTGTTGGGCAGACACTCAATGAAAACTGCGTAGGACGCGATGTGAAATGTTATATTGCTACTATGGATGAAAGAGGGCAAGTGACTAACGCTAACGTCCTTTTTGAAGGTTTTATTAGTGATACTGCAATGCAAGCGGGCACAACAAACGCTATCACTTATACGGTGTCCAATATATTTGAAAAATGGTCTTCCGGTATACCAGATCGTTATACGGATGAAAGCCAACAACGATTACATCCAGGAGATCGCTTCTTTAGATATGTTGCACAAATGGCAGAGCGTTCAATTTATTGGGGAAGTAAAAAAGATGCACCAGGATTCAACTACAATTAAGATTCCAGGTTGGCAGACACGCTTGCTAACCACAGTTAACTCCCTCAAAGAAGTTCCTTTCCAATGGGGTCAAAATGATTGCTGCATCTTTGCCGCTAAGTGTATTGATGCTCAATATGGTACAAAGATTGCGGATGAAGTTGTCGGTCAATATAACTCCGAGATTAGCTGTAAACGATTTATGCTAAAACGAGTCAAAGACACATCCTTAGCAATGGTTCTGGACTCATTCTTACCAGTTCGTGTAGACAGGAAGTTTGCTCAACGCGGTGACGTAGTGACATTTAACGGCGATCTTGGCTTAACTGCTGGGGTGCTGTGGACAGGTTGCATCTGGGCGATGGGCCCGAATGGTGTTGTTACCTTTAAACTGACGGACGTCGAAATCACAGACGCGTGGAGGGTGTAAATGCCACCAGCAATAATTGGAGCTGTAGTTGCTATCGGTGCAGCGGCTGGGGCAGCGGCAGGTATTATCACAGCCACTACCGCGCTTGTGATTGGTATTGCTGCCAGTGCTGCTGGAGCTCTACTTACAAAAACTCAGAGCTATAACTTTGACTCCTATACACCTCAGAGTGAGCGTAAACAGGTTATTCGTGCTGCTGCTGCATCCAGGACAGTGATTTATGGGACAACTGTGTCTAGTGGTGTTCTTGTATTTGCAGAAGAAGAACCTGGAGTACAGGATCCAGATAAACACGGTGAGAACTACGAGAAGTTGACTCTTGTATTGGCATTAGCCGGGCACGAACTGACCGAAGTAGGACAAGTGTGGTTAGGGGATGATCCAATAGGTACTTATGCTGGAAATGCGTCCTATAAGGTATACAACAATCCTACTACGGTCAGCCAAGACATGTTGAATCGTTGCCCATCATGGAAAAGGGACATGATTGGTAAAGGTATCTGCTGGATGCAATTGAATCTAGTATATGATTCACAGAAGTTTCCAGCTGGGCTTCCTAATGTCAAATGTGTTAAGAAGGGGAGAAAAGTTCTAGACCCTAGAACTGGTCAGATGGTGTTTAGCAATAATGCCGCCCTTGTGATTTTGGACTATCTTCGAGTGTATCTTAAACGCGGAGACGATTCAATTCTTTGGGAACAGTTCAAAGAGGCCGCTAACATATGTGATGAAAGAGTTAAGAACGCAGATGACACGTTTGAATCCCGGTATACTATCAACGGGGAATTTGACATGGATGAAGCACCTTCCAAGATCCTGGAAGACATGCTTGACGCTTGCGGTGGGGAGTTGACTTATATCGGCGGTAAGCATGGTATCCTAGTAGGTGCATATTACGGGCCTCCGGAATTAACTCTGGATACGAGTTGCATTGCTGGTGACATTAAAATCACACCAGAGACAGCTTTTAAAGATCGAACTAATACAATCACAGGTACTTACATCGATCCTCTGCAAAACTATCAAGAAGCAGACTTCCCGTCTGTAAGTGTTTCTGAATGGGTACAGCAAGACGGTCAAGAGATTACACAAGACGTCGATTATCGTTTTGTCACAAGCCCATATCAGGCTCAACGTCTAGCTAACTTGACGTTGAAACGCAAACGTATTGGTCGTTCCATCGAGATACCATGTAACATGCGTGGGTATCGTTTCCGTCCAGGTATGTATGTTTACGTTGACATTCCTAATATTGGAATGAACAAAGTAGAGATGCGTGTTATTAAGTGGCAGTTTGATCCGAAAGGTGGTGTCACTGTAACTGTACGTCAAGACTTCCCGGACTTATGGGACGATGCAATTGGTAAACCTGTAGAGCGGCCAGATCTAGTGGATCTGCCTACTGGTGGTGCTATGCAACCTCAGAATCTACAGTATGAAGTCTTACAGATTAGCGACGTTGTACAGGGTGTTCTGTCGTGGCAAAATATAATGGCTGTAGCCTACAACAACGTAGTAATTAAGAAAGATGGTACTACCGTATTGACGGTGCAAGTACCGGGGCAGAGCACGCGGATTACGGGACTTATTCGCGGCGCTTATACAGCACATGTGAAAGCTGTGGCGTACACCGGCGCAACAAGCCCAGAAGCGTATCTTGAATTCAATATTCAAGCACCATCTGCTCCTACGTCTGTTGAAGTAACGCAAGGCTACTTCGCAGTGACATTGAAACCAAAATCTGCGGATCTGGCGAACGTTAGTACACAATATGATTTCTGGACGTCTGGTGAAACAAGATTACCATCCGCCGCTGTAGACGTTGTAGAACGACAGGCCACCCGTGCTGGTATGGGCACAACGTGGACTTCGGAAGGGTTACTCAATGACCACACTTATTACTGGTACGTGCGGGCAATTAACGCCTTTGGTTCTTCTTCATTTGTAGAGGTAGCTGCAAGATGCTTCACAGATGCTGCTGGCCTTATTCCGCAGATTGACACAGAGTTCAAAGGTACTAACACCTATAAAGAACTTATGGCTGAGATTGGAAGCGTCAGCGATGGTGTTAAGAGTTATGTGGACGACCAAATTGAAACCTCTGAAGGGCGCTTAACTCAAACAATAGATACAGTACAACAATCTGTAGTTCTTGTTGACGGTAAAGTGCAGCAACAGGGCGTCACAATCAATGAACAGGGGCAGTTAATAGATGCTCAAGGTAAGTTGATCGAGACAAACGGCCAACAGATTAATGTGGTCAAAGCTACCGTACAGGAAGTCAGTAAGTCCGTTGTGGATCTTGAAGGTAACGTCAACGCTCAGTGGGGTGCCAAGATCCAGGTAGATAGTAAAGGTCAAAAATACGTTGCCGGTATTCAGTTAGGTATGGAAGGTTCCGGTGGAGCCATTCAATCTTACTTTATGGTCAACGCCAACAACTTCGCTATCTATAACCCAACTAACAGCACAGCGGATTTAGCATTTGCAGTTAAAAACGGTCAAGTGTTCATGAAGGCAGCGTTCATTGAGAACGGTTCTATTGATAATGCTAAGATCGGTAACTATATTCAATCTAACAACTATGTAGCTGGTTCTGCAGGCTGGAAGTTGAATAAAGCTGGGGATGCTGAACTGAATAATGTTGTCGTGAGGGGTACGGTATATGCCACAAACGGTAGATTCACAGGCGAGATACAAGCAACTAGTGGGACATTTAAAGGTACAGTTGAAGCAAGTAGATTTATTGGGGATGTAGTCGCAATCTATACTTTCCCAGATATATTAAGTATAGGTACGGATATTTCCGGTGAGCAATATAAAGTATACACTTATAATGACTCGTCATCCTCCCCACAAGCAAGATCTGTTGTATTTGATTGTATAGTGAGAACTACAAATACTACAAATGGATATAAATTAAAACTAACATTAGCAGGTCAATATAGGGAATATGTATTCTATCAAACTAATACTATGATTCCTATAAAATTCGGAGTAAGTGGAGTTACAACACGTAGTATACAACTGATTCTGGATACAGATAGGGGTAGTGGTACACATATAGATATAATAGCACCGACATTAACAATAGGGAGAGCTAGTGGTACTTTCACTGTAAGTGGATAAAAAATAGGCGCTCTATCGAGCGCCTATAATTTATTTACAACCTTCAGACCAACCAATACGGTTCATAGCCGGTGAGCAATCAGGTTTGACTTTTTTACCTTTCATCCACTCAGCTTTAGCTTTACCAGCGGTAGTACCTTCGTAGATGGAAGTCTGGTGCTCAATGTTACTTACTCCACCAGTATGCCCGCCTAATGATGAACCACTACCAGGACCACCAGCTCCACCATTACCTGGACCACCAGTACCACCGGAAGGACCAGTCGCGTAAGCAAAAGTAGCAGTCATAGAAAGGATAATGGCGCAGATTAAAGTCTTCATTTCGAACTCCTTTATGTTTGTGTGTAACAACTATATAGGGATATAATTTAAGATGTAAACCCCGATCTTATATAAGGGCACAACTCATGGCAATTCGTTTACAAGGTATTTTAGTTGATGGATTGAATAAACCAATCGTCAACGCAAACGTGTTCTTACTTGCACGAAGCAATACTATTGTAGTTCTAGGTGGAAGTAAAGCGGTATTTAAGACTGATTCGCAAGGTGCTTACGACGTCACAGTGAACACCGGCCACTATGTGGTTATCATTGGGCCAGAAGGTAAGGAACCGTATAAAGCGGGTGACATTGTAATCTATGCAGATAGCCAGAACGGTTCACTTAACGCATATCTTACTAAATGGGCTCCAGAAGAAACCACACCTGAAATACTTCAGGAAATAAAGCAACTGGTGGCTAACTCTGAGCAATTTGCATTGCAGGCGTCTGAATCCGCTGCTAATGCTAAGAAGAGTGAGCTTAACGCAGAGACAAGTAAAAACTCTGCTGCAACGGATGCAGCGTCAGCTCTGCTGTCAAAACAGGAATCTGCTGCTAGTGCGTCTTCCGCATTGCAATCCAAGAACGCTGCGGCTGGTTCTGCTACATCAGCTCAACAAGCTCTTACTGCTGTGCAAGGACTCAAGGCTGAAGTCCAGCAATTAAAAACCGACACGCAGCATATTAAAGAAGAGGGTGTCGCTGAAGTAACAGCTCTCAAGAATGCTGCAACTACTTCGGCCAACAATGCTAAAGCATCAGAAACTGCATCTGCTAATAATGCGACTTTGGCTGATACTAAAGCAAAGGAAGCGTCTGTAAGTGCAACCACTGCTAATCAAGCGAAAGTAGCTGCTGAGGCAGCAAAGGCCGCATCCGAAGCAAGTGCAGTTGAGTCCGCTACTTCTGCCGGTAAATCGCAGACCGCAGCTAATGCAGCTAAGGCAAGTGAGACGGTTGCAACACAGAAGGCAGCTTCGGCGTCTACGTCTGAAACTAATGCGGCAGCTTCCGCTCAGACTGCGACTAACAAAGCTGGTGAGTCCGCCGCTAGTGCTACCGCAGCTAAGGCAAGCGAAACTAATGCTAAGACTTCAGAAACTAATGCTGGTACATCAGCTGGAAGATCTGAGTCTGCTGCTTTACGCTCAGAAGCTGCTGCCCAACGTGCGGAAGACATTGCTGATGCAATCGGTCTTGAAGATGCAACTTTGACTGTTAAAGGTATCGTTCGTCTTAGCAATGATACTAACAGCACTGCTGAAAACTTGGCAGCTACACCAAAGGCTGTTAAAACAGTCATGGACGTTGCTAATACTAAAGCTCCGTCAAATAGTCCTGTTCTAACTGGTATACCAACGGCACCAACTCCAGCACCTGAAGTTAATAACAACCAGATTGCTACAACTCAGTTTGTACACCAAATTATAAGCGCACTAATTGGTGATGCACCAGACGCGTTAAACACTCTGAAAGAGTTAGCTGACGCTCTTGGTGATGATCCGAACTTTGCAACAACGATAACCACACTTATTAACAGTAAGTTGGCTAAAGATCAAAACGGTGCTGACATTCCTAATAAGCAACTGTTCATTGATAACGTTGGTTTACGCGAGACTGTCAACTTAGCTCTCGGTGCATTGAAGAAGAACCAAAACGGTGCAGATATACCGGATAAAGGTGTATTCCTTAATAATATCAATGCTGCCAGCAAGACTGATATGGCCGCTAAGAAAGGCATGAAATATACTGTGGTCAATGCCCCAGCGGGAGTTGAAGCAGGTAAGTTTTATCCTGTTGCGATTCGTCGTTCTTCTGGATTCAGCAGTGAATTAGCATCCAGGGTGACAATAAGTACAGGTTCAAGAACGGGAAACCATAGGCTGAACAACTGCGAGTTCAATGGTTTTGTTATGACTGGTGGTTGGACTGACAGGGGACGTTATGCTTATGGAATGTTCCACGCATATACTGCAAATGAACGTGCTATTCATTCCATTCTGATGAGTAATAAAGATGATGATCTGTGCTCTGTGTTCTATGTCGAAGGTGAAGCGTTCCCTATTTCTGTATATGTAGAAGAAGGTTTATCTGTTGTTGTACCATCTGCCGACTATGTTGTCGGACAAACGACTTACAAATGGGGTGCTACAGACCCTAGAACAGAATGCGTGGCCACTGATACTGTACTTGATTTCTCCAATGGTAGAGGATTCTATAGTTCTCACGCTCTCCTCACAAATACAGATATTAGTGGTGCCAAAATCTACGCTAACGGTGAAATCGTAGCTCGTGGTGAGAATCAAGTCCGCATGATTGGTGGAGACTATGGTGCATTATGGCGCAATGACGGTGCCAAGACCTATCTCTTATTTACCGCTAAAGGCGATCAATACGGTGGTTGGAACGATTTAAGACCATTTATGATTGATAACGCTACTGGTGAGTTTACCATCGGTACTAAATTGAACGCCGGTCAAGGTGTGAATGGTAACGCATCTAGTGCCACGAAGTTACAAACTGCGCGTAAAATTGGTGGCGCCTCATTCGATGGTACTGCTGACGTCAACCTTCCAGGCGTTAACATTCAGGGTAATCAGAACACAACTGGTAACGCGGCAACTGCTACCAAACTACAGACAGCACGTAGGATTGCTAATGTACCTTTTGATGGTACTGGCGATATATCGATTCCAGCTAGAAACGTGAATGCATTTGCGTTAGGTTTGACTCAAATAGTACAAGATCCAGAAGATGGAAATCTATCTAACGGCGTACCTTGGAATGCTATAACTGGTGTTTACAGACAGCAAGGTATAGGAGCCTCTAATATTGTTGCTCATTTTTGTGATGGTGGTGGTTCAACTCCATCTTTGCAAATAAGAGCACAATATAGAAATGGTAAAATAATGTACCGTACATCACGCGACGGTTATGGATTCGAAGAGGATTGGGATGAGTTCTATACTCATAAAAATCCACCTCCTGTAGCTGAAAGTTTACCTGTAGGTGTTCCATTACCGTGGCCTACGGATACACCTCCGTCCGGTTATATTGTGATGCAGGGTCAGCCTTTCGATAAAGCTGCGTATCCTCAATTGGCTGCTGCATACCCGACGGGTGTACTTCCAGACATGCGTGGTCAAACTATCAAAGGTAAACCAGCAAGCGGACGTGACGTACTTTCTACAGAAGCTGACGGTGTGAAATCACATACTCACACTGCGTCTACTGCATCTGTCGATCTTGGAAGCAAGACAACTTCTAGCTTTGATTACGGTACTAAAGGGACAAGTAGTTTCGATTACGGTACTAAAACGAGTAATAATACTGGTGCGCATACACATGGTATTAGCGGAACAGCAAATAGTGCAGGTGGGCACCAACACCATAGTTCTGGACCATATGCGAATTCTAGTGATAGTGATCTCTTTCCTAACGGTTATACCCAGGTTTCAGTCACAAACAAACCAGTTGTACCACGGCAAGGTGGCGCAGGTATGACCCGTGTATCAGGGAAGACATCATCAGATGGAGCACATACCCACTCGTTATCCGGTAGTGCCGCAAGCGCAGGTGCTCACGCACACACTGTTGGTATTGGTGCTCACACACACTCAGTCGGTATTGGTGCTCATAGTCATACAGTCGCTTTAGGTTCACACAGCCACGGTGTTACAGTTAACGCAACTGGTAACACGGAAAACACCGTTAAGAACGTTGCATTCAACTATATTGTGAGGGCTGCTTAATGTCTTTTGAAATGAGTAATGAAGACCAGACTGTAACTGTGTACGACTACTCCAATGATACGGGCGAATATGTGGGAACCCGTGAAGCGTATGTGGTGGCCAACACAGGTCTTCCAGCATGTTGTACTGATATGGAGCCTCCAGTGGCTCCAGAAAATCATGTGGCAGTATTTAGACCGGAAAGTCAGGTATGGATCCTGCGTGAAGATCACAGAGGAAAAGTCGTATACGATAAAGATACAGGACTTCCTTTAGTGATAACCACAATTGGATCTCTTCCGGATAATGTAACCTATATTGCTCCCGATGGTGAACACATGAAGTGGGACGGTGATATGTGGGTAAACGATCCGGACGCACAACATGCTAAGTCGGTTGCGGATGCAGCACAACATAAAACGGATCTTCTTAATTTAGCAGATTATAAAATCAGTATTCTGCAGGATGCTGTGACTTATAATCTAGCTACTGACGAAGAAAGTTTAATGTTGGATTCATGGAGAAAGTTTCGCGTACTTGTGAACCGCATAAATGAAAATGATCCACAGAATATTATCTGGCCTGAGTCTCCAGAATAATACCTGTCGTAGTGACCTCCATTAGCTTGATATAAATAATTATCCGCTGTAAGTCCAACGACCAGCGGATAATTTTTATTTTCAATATTTACAAATCATTTTTACGCTTTACCTTGTGATTCCCCACTTTTGCTATATGCTTGCTCTGTAACGTAAGAGTTACATCAATTTAACAATCTAAATGGGGAATCCATATGTCTGACATGACTCTTATTCCGGGCGGTTTGGGTGGCGGTTTCGGTGGTGAAGCTGGCGCAGCGGCCGTTGGCGGTGGTATCGGTGGCTTAATCGGTTCGTGGATCGGAAATGGTTGGGGTGGCAATGTCGGTTGGGGTGGTCGCGGCGGTTGGGGTGGTGGTGTCGGTGAAGTCCAGGCTTCCGTAGATACTAACGCAATTCTGCAAGCCATCAATAACGGCAACCTGCAAAACATCCAGGGCCAGAACGGTACTAACCTGACTGTCGAACGTTCTTCGGCGTCCACCTTCAACGGTATTACTCAACAGAACACTCAGAACATGCTGGCTTCCGTTCAGGGCTTTGCTGGTCTGAACACTGAAATTCGCACTGGTACAGCGTCTGTCGTAGCTGCTGTCAATGCTGCGGATGTAAACGCGTTGAACCGTTCCTTCCAGGCTCAGTTAGCTGCTCAGGAATGTTGCTGCGAGACCAACCTGAACATCGAACGTCAAGCGAACGAAACCCGTGGCCTGATCCGCGATCAGTTTGCTCAGTCTCAGGCTGTTCTGATCTGTGATCTGAAATCTCAGTTGCAGGAAGCTCGCTTTGCGAACTCCCAGCTTCATCAGACCGCTCAGATCGATTGTAAGATCAATCAGGTTGCACAGCTCGTTAACTTCAAACTGCCAACTCCTCCGACTCCGCCGACTGGTTGTGGTTGCTAAGATCCTAAAGTGTGGTCAACTAAACGCCTCTCACGGGGCGTTTTTAAAAAGAGGTCAGACATATGGGTCACATTAAATTAGCAACATTTGCGTTACCACATATCCGTCTTCCAATGATTGCTTTACCGCATCTGGTTTACAAGACGGGTGAGCACCATACAGAGGAGCATCACGAACATGATAAACTTCATGCTAGAGATCATGAATCTATGGCAGTTATGGAAGATGTGCATGAGCGGATGGAACAACCTCCGTCAACTTGGGCGGCGTACAGTAGCAAGTCCGGCGGTATGATGTCAATTGTCGAAATGGAGTATCGTGAACTGATGGAAAAGAAAGCTGAAGGTTCACATACTGGTGTAGAAAAAGAACTAACTGATCTTGCTGCCGCTTGTATTTGTGCGCTCAAGAAAATGAAAGCGAAGTAAAAGATAGGAAGCCGACATGCAGAACATAAACAATGGTATGGGCGTTACTCAATTCAACGGTATGAAACCGAAAAGCTCCATCAGCGTTGGCGGCGTTGAATGGGCGTTACGTCGGGACGCTACCGATTCAACGACTGCATTTCCGCACCAAAAGGTCAGCTGGCTAAATGCTGGTTGCGAACCTATGGCGGATGGTCGGGTTCATTATTGTTGGATAATGGGTGTGATACCACCAACGCCAGGTACTATCGAACGTCCAGTGAATGTGATGTATGTTGGCTTCCACCAGTTTAAGATCACAATAGCTCCGAACTCCATTAGCCAATCCGATCTTGATCGTATGCACGTATATGTGAGCGATAATTCTGACTTTGCAGGTGAATTCGTAAGTAAGTTCTTAGGTCTGGAACCCGCGCAGCCTGTAGAATCCCGTGAGAGCATTAGCCCATGGCCACCAACGATAGATCAGAGTGTGTTACACGCGAATCCGCAGACTCCAGAACCTCAGGCACAACCTCAACCGCAAACTGTGGTCAAGCCAGAGCAGAAAGGTGAAGCTAAATGACGAAGAACGAAGGTATTGATAAAGTAGTTCAGCAACTGGCAATACGTGCCCATGTTGTAGTAGACGAAGGTCATTCCGAATTAGACATCCTAAAGTCCGCTTTCAATGACTTCAAATCCATGGGCTCTTTAACTGGTATTATGTCAGTGATGAGCTCAGGTAAATTAACTCAGCAACAAGTTGATGTTGCACAACGTATTGCTGTAAAGGTCTTGGCTGTGCTAGGCATCCAAGAATCAAATAAAAAACAAGAAAAAGAAGAATAAGCAGAGGCAACGTGCGGCATTTTGGGGCATTTTATTGTGGGCCAGTATAAACGTATTGGCCCACTTTTTATTAAGCGGCGTATGCGAGTTTTTCCAGCAATTTTTCCGCTTTAGCTATGTACACTTCGTGGTTGAGATCTGGCGGTAACTGGTCAGTGAGTTCCATCATAGGTTTACCCCCTGCTGTTTTACCGACACGACCGCCACTCTTGACTATCAATATCTCAGGTACTTCCTCTTTCGTATAGTACCAACGAACGACTTTACCTAATGGTTCATTATTCCATGCAGCACCACCATTAGCAGTCTTGATACAAACAAACTTACGAATGTCCTGACACTCTGTGATGGTTTTGGCAATTGGTGTACCGTCACGGAGAAGGTTAACCACAGCATCCATAATGATCTCGCCTTCAGCGTTTTTAGCAAGGCCTGTCTCTGCGAACCAACCTTTACGCTTGGCTTTACCATCCGCTTTGATTGCAACGTAGTTGTTAACGTTTGCAGAGTTAAGGCGCAGGTACTGGTTCAACTCCATTTCAAAGCCAGTTGTTTCTTCCCACCACTTAATGATATCAGTCATTAATTGCTTCTTAGCTTTGCAAGGCTTAATAACAATACCGTCCGTGTTAGCACTAACAACTTGAATGTCGTTAAGCTCTAGTGTTTCAATAAGCATAAGCAGAGCTAACTGACCTGTCAGCGTAGTCTGGATGATAAGGTGCGGTGCATAAAGGATAGAGAACGGTGAACCGAACTTACCATAAGAACCGTTAATAACGATCTTAAGAGTTTGTGCAGTCTTATCGTCATGAGCCATCTTAGCTGCAATACGTCGTTCTACGATCTTAACGAAGATATCTATAAAGCGTGGGCCCAGGTGCTCAGGATACAGTTGCTGGTTAATGATACAGATCGGGTAGTATGACGTCACGTCAGCATCCCACATCTCTTCATCTTCAGATGGTACAATCTCCATTAACTCTTCGCACGAGTGCAGACCACCGATACCCATGTTATAAGTTGTCTGATTAATTGTAAACTTCAAAGAGTTCATGGTCGATGGTTGCTTAATTTTACCATCTTCTGCAACTCGGAAATAACTGTCAAGAACCACCTGAAATACGGACTTCATTAGTGGCGTTTGGAAACCTAACCACACTGGAGGATTGTATCTAAATGTCCTTCCGACTTCCACCACGCCCTTCTGTGGTACGAAGCCCAGCATTTCCTTCATCTCGTGACGGATTACAGCTTCTGCAATCTGTGCATCAGATTTAGAGCGAAGATCTACTTTATACTCTTCACTCATAATCTCACGTAGATGGATCTGCTCTTCCAGTGAGTTAAACAGAGCCATTGTTGTATCAAGGTCGTTAATACAGTAGAAGCGCACAATAGCAATCTGTTCTATGGACAGCGCCCAATGCGGTGGGAACGGTAAGTCTTGGAGCTTCTGCATGTGCATACGGCCACCGTACAACTTCAGCGAACCGAATCCAGGAGCCACTTCTTGAACGTCAATGTGGTCAATCCAAAACTGTTTTACACCAAAACTGTTAAGAATGTCCCACGGAGCCCACTCTTCCTGGATCATCCTGTCACTTGCTTCTTTCAGCTTGTCAACAGTTAAACCAGCAATGGCAAGGAATGTCATCGTATTATCGTAGTTTCTTGAGTTGAAACCAACGGTACGAAAGTTCTTCATTATCCATTCATATTTTTCCGTGTCAAGTGTCTGACCGGCAGTCATTTCTAGATAATAAACCTTACCAAACTTAACCCCTTTAAATGCCACAAGAAAATAGTTCTTATAACATTCGATATCGTATACGAACGTTTCTTGTGCAAAATACATTTCCACTAATTCACCGTCTGTCATACGCGGATCATTAGCTGCAAAACGCATTGCTGCATCAAGACCTGGAAGGTAGTCTGGGCGCTCCCATACCCTTTCAACTGGTTGACGTTTTACTTTCTGTTTCTTCTCTTTCTTAGCGGGAGGTAAATCCTCCCAAAAGAAACCAATAGCATCTTTTCTCATAGACGAAATCCTACAATTACCCCACGTAGATTTTCACCATAAAAAATAATAGGAGTTGAAAGACCCCTTTCGTCCTTTTCATTGAAACGCGAAGCATCCCAATCTGTCGCAAGTCCTTTCAACTGCATAATAAGATCTATATTATACACGCCGATTGACTTAGATTCACGGAACATTGCACTAGCACCATCCAACTCGTTGTAATGTGTGCGTACAACACCATTCTCCATGTAAATACGCCCATCTCGCTCACAGAACGGTTTTATCTTCTCTAAGCAATTAAAAAGCTCAGTATCAAGCGTATAAACGTCGGACCCCTTTTCTGTACGCTCAATTATCTTATCAATGTTAGGCCACTTTAATTCCAACAATTGAGTACGCAACCAGCAACCGTCTTCGTAGTGAAATGTCATACTGGTATCCGTACACTGAATTCTTACTGGTGGCTTTTTAATACGCAATAATTCTTTGATGGCCATACGTGGCACAACACAATCTACAGGGAATACAGCACCGAACCAATACTGTATAATACTAGCGTTGTTGGTCGCGTACATGCTCCCCTGTTTTACCAGCACGCCGCAAGACCACGGGCGGGAAGCATCGTCGCTTATAAATGGCGTTACTCGGCTTAAACCGTTGAGAAAAAGCTGACCGTCTATTTCGTGGATTGTTCCTTCTGGCTCTACGTGTGCAGTTGGTTTCTGAAGAGTATCCACACTAACCTTAAAGCCACCAGACTTAATGCTCAACTTACCGTTCGCTAACATTGTCATCTGTACAGCTTCGTCACATGCTGCAATAGCCTTGAGCATTGGTTCAGCTTTAGGAGTACAGTCAATATTCAGCGGCACTGGGCTACACAATGAAATAGTTCCGTTGAACCCGCGCACAGTACCATCAACAATACGGAAGTGAGTTAAACCTTCCTGAAGTTCTTTCTTAGCTACAGAACCCTGAACAAACTTTAAAGCATCAAGTAAATCCATAAGTAACCTTACTCGTCAAATAAATCCTGGAGACGTTCGTTGAACTTCCCATTGTGGTTAGCAAGAATCATAGCGTTGACCACACCATACGCCCATAAATTGTATGCAGCGCGTGATTCGTATATCGTTGAAAGTCGTTCGTATGTGAAACCTGACTCCTCTAAGTAGCGCAGAACGTTATTCTGTTCTATTTCTGAAAGGTTACAGATATGCTGCCCTTGATAGTGGCGTGACGGTGACTTTTCGGATACCTGCATTGGGCCCCACTTAGGAGTTTCAATAGCACCAAACGCGGCAGATTGAATCCAGGAGGATGAGTCACAGGAGTACCACGGGTAACGCTCCATAAGTGGGCGGGACGTAATACCAAAGCCATGGACTTTGATCTTAGCTCTCCCACTACCGTCTACAAGGTGTTTATCCCATACCCTGTCCAGCCATACCTGAAGTTGTTGTGTACTCGCTCCAACAAGACCACCGAGAGTGATATATTCATAATTTCGTACATAATGGTCCAGGTATTCAAAAGGTTCGCCGGCGTGGAAGCATGGTAAAGGCCTTACACCTCTGGCTTCCATCTCTTCCTGGTTGCGCCACGTTTGAAGTGGATCTCCGATACCATCGAGTACAGAAGCCATAAGCGAACCATCTTCTACACGAATAATATCTATGTTTCGTTGGATGTAATCGCAGTATTCTTTAACCGATAACGTAACTCCCAAAGTGTAAGCTGAGAACGCCCCGGAGTCGAGGAATATCTTGGCCCCATCGGCACGCATGGCATCAACATAGGATTGCTTTCCAACGTAGTGCCAGGATTCAAGAATGTTTGGAATATTCTCGACAACACGTTTTTCTTGTTCGTTGAGTTTGACATAGCGGTTCATTCCTGGTTTATAGCTGTTCGTATATACGGCAGCCATATAAATCTGAAAGGTATAGTTGATATCTTGTCTGTGCATTGTTCACCTAACAAATAAGCGCCCGTAGGCGCTTATTATATTAAAGATAATGTATGATTCGCAAATCAGTTACTTTTTACACGCTTCAAGAAATTCCCGACGCCATGTGTCACCAGTTACGTCCGGTAATACACCATCGCCCAATGCAGTACGTCCGCGGAATGCTTTAGTGATGGTTGAGCTGCCGCATACCTGTTTAATACCGCGCGACTCCATGCACATATGTTTTGCATCGATATAGACGCACACAGCTTTCGGCTCTAAATGGTCACGGATAGCGTCCGCAATCTGGTTAGTTAGACGTTCTTGGACTTGCAAACGTCGAGCAAAAGCATCAACCACACGAGATAACTTACTAAGGCCAACAATTTTTCCATTCGGGACATACCCGACCACCGCATGACCAATAATAGGAGCCATATGATGCTCACAATGACTGTAGACAGGGATATCACGGACGATGACCATTTCATCACAGTTTTCCCCACCATCTTCAAATGTCTTGAACAGGGATGCGATATCAACAGAATAACCCCCGAACCATGTAGCATAAGCCTTAGCTACACGATCTGGAGTTTCTACTAAACCTTCGCGCAAGTCATCGCCACCTTCAATCAACTTTAAAATCTTTTCAATACTGTGCGAAATTTCTGCTCGGTTTGTCATCTTTGTAAATTCATTCATGGTTTGCAGTTTCCTTGTGTGGTCAATTATTTGCAATAGTTAACATGGCATTTGGACGTTTCTTCAATGGTGCATTCTACCAATTCAACACCATATTGGTCAAGCAGTTGAGGACCAATTACGTCAACCATATATGCAGCTAAGTTTTCCGCGGTTGGGTTGAATGGTAAAGCTACCAAAGAATTAAAGAAAGGATCGTAATCTTCATCCGTCACTAAATTGTTCTCGCGTGCAAACTTAGTTGATGCAACAACAATGAGCGAATTAATCATACTGTCTTGTTCCCAATGCAGGAACTTATGATCCCAGTTATCTTCCAACCACTGGCAAAGTGTAGTTTTAACCACACTGAAGTCGATAACGCGGCCTACATCGTCCAAGGATCCTTCTAGAGCAAATCCACTTACAGACTTAACGTAACCTTCCGACAATGTTTTCTTTGGTGCAACTTTAAAATGGAACTTATAATTGTGACCGTGAAGATGACGACACTTGCTTTCATGCCCTACGACACGATGCCCAGCGCAGATCTCATGTGAACGAATAACAGTGTAACCCATTTTATTAGCTCCTATTAACCAGCGTCTACGATGTCGACCCAAACTTCATTAGAAACGTTCTGCCCATGAACGCCACCATAGAATCCATCTTCGCCACCGGGCCACACAATCCATCCACCATAATATCCGTTAGACGCGTTACGGTAGTCAATTACCATGTCGCCTTTATCCGTAATCACTTTTGCACCATATACTTCAATGCAATCTCCGTCATCATCCTTATAACTACCAGGAAGTTCTAGAGATTCAATAGCTGTGATTTTGAATGGGAAACCTAATGCTGGTAATTCTACAGATTCAACCCACGAATCGGAACAGCAATCACCATCAGTCCGTGCAATAAGATGCTCATTGTTCTCAGTAATAAATAGCAGAGCTTTTTTATCATCTGCAATCTGCATCTTAATGATGGTTTGTCCAATCAATTTATTTACAGTTCCCATATTATTCCTCGTTTTCGTATTTAATAACTTCTTGTGCGTTATTAATATTAAACGCAGTCCGGCGCATCATGCAAGGGCCACAAGTACCGCAATGCAAATCCCCGTTACGGTAACAACTCCAGGTGTGCTCCAACGGGGCCCCTAAACGCAGACCTGTAGCGACAATTTCGTGCTTCATTAAGTTACCTACAGGCATGAGCACTTCAACGCGCTTACCGTCCCCTACAGCGAACGGTAACACCTGATTAAAGCGATTAATAAACTCAGGTTCGTTGTCAGGATAGGCTCCAGCTTCTTCTAGGTTGTTACCAAGAACAATATAGTCGAAACCGTTAGCTTCTGCGTATGCAGTAGCAACAGAAAGCATCACAAGGTTACGAGCTGGAACCCATTCATGCGCGAACTCAGCGCCTTCTTCGCCGCCCGCAATTGCAGCATCTTGATCAAATAATGGGCTATCCTTCTTATCATAAATTGGGATTGGAAATTCAATTAATGGAACCTCCATCACTTCCGCAATTTTACGAATAGCATACAGCTCATTAGTTTCTGCACGACAACCATACTGGAAGTTAATTAAAGTGACATCTAAACCATTGGACTTACACATCTGAGCTGCAACCGTACTGTCCATACCACCACTGGCGACAACTAACGCGCGTTGAGTTTGCTTATTTGGAATAAGATCAACTTCATTGCATACATCAGTAGATGTAACCACATTACATGAATAAGGTTTCAGCATCTGCTTGATAGCGCGGGTTGGTAGCATATCTTCCTGGCTGGCGAAATACATACCAGTATCAGTCTTACCGATCCAGATTGGACGATAATTACATGCTGCAAACACGCATCCCGGAAAGGAATCATGTGTCGCAAGAATTGCGAAGCTACCTTTCAATTTGCGAACAACTTCATGAAACACACTGTACAGGTAATTAAAGTCAGACAAACACATTTCATCCGCTGAAAGTGTACATTCTGCTAACTGTTCGACAATCGCAGCACTATCAATCTTAGTCTGTAGTGCATAGGTGCGAAGGTCTTTATCGTTCGCAATAGTACCGTTATGAACAATAGTCCAACCATCCATATGATACGGTTGCTGATCCCACTCATTCTTGTCAACGACCCACTCTGTAGTCGGTTCAGCGCGAGCGTTACCAATCATTGTGAAGCTACCAATAGCTCCAGCATGGGATGCAATGCGCCCAACTTTAACAAGACGTTCTAGTGAGGTTTCCTTACCGACACTAACGATACGTTGCGGGTGCATACTGTGGTCACCATGCGTAAAGCGTACACCAAGACCATCACGACCACGCTTGATACTAGCTTTAATAAGATCCTCAATGTCGTTACGGATAATAAGACTTTCAGGTTGACCGTTAGTAATAACACCAAAGATAGAGCACATATTATTTACCTTCCTTAACCATTTCAATTTCACGCTCAACGGATGCAATAATATCGTTGAGGTCTTCCAGTAAGTCTTTATGACCGCGCTCACCCGCACACAGCACTTTCTTCAATGCATGTTGCATGGGCCCACTGGTTACATTGAATGCTTTAATTACATCATACACGTCAACCCATACATCAATTTCGATTGGGCTACCGTTAATGTCATGGGATTCAAAAGTTTTAATTTTGCGCATATATTTATTTGGACGTGGAGCTTTAATCTCCTGAATACAACCATTGTCGATAAACGTTTCTTTAATGAATACCTCAGGATTACCTTCTTTGCCCTGATCAACGTTAAAGACATTCGCAAGTAGATCGTCCATGATACTGGTTAGTTTCTGAGTAGACGTTGTCTGCTTCACGGTATTTGCTTCCGCTTCTTCTGGTGCTTTCTGACTTCTTCTGGCAGAAGTATTGATGCGCCATTTGTAAAGCGCATTACGTGGAGGTGTTACATGCGTGTTGTAGACCGTCTTTAAGTTCATAAGATCGTGACCATCCATACCTTCAACAAAGACAGTGAGCGCAGGACTACTATCGTTCAGAACATCTACCAAATATCCTTCCCGAATTACAGATGCAAGAGCTGCATGTGACGCAGCCTGAGAAACTGTGGTTACATAATGTTTCACAAATCCGTCTTCATCAAACAGACACTGGTTTAACACATTTTGTGGAACAATTTGACCGAGTAATTGAATATGCTTATTCATAACGATTTACCTTATTAGTTGAACATACCATGTCTTCTAGCGCGTTTTTGAATATGTATAACTTCACTCCACACCTAAATATTTGTGGATCTGCAATTGCACGATGTAATTGTGCTTCATTGCATATTTAACGACAGCTTGAGCATTTGCTTTATTAGCATCGTCGTCCTGTTCATCCATAGGTTGAAGATAAATCTTACCTTTAAAGTGTACAGGCGGACGTGCGATAAATGGTGTCGCACGGTGATCCAGTGCCTGCAACGGTAATCCATCTTCCTCGTTGACGTTTCCACTTTTCATTACATATTTGAAAGCATCCGCTCGAGCAGAAACGCTAGGGTGAACCTTTGCTGCCTTAGGACTACATACTACCACACAGTTATAGTTGAGTTCACGCGGGATAGGCATAGTTCCGTTAGTTTCAACCTGTACGCGATAACCTTTCATATCGATAAGGTAATTGATAAAATTAGCAACTTCAGGTTGACGGAAAGGTTCGCCGCCAGTAATGACAACTAAGTTAGTCTTGGCTTCACCAGTAACACGGACAATCTCTTGCCAGATGTCACCGTGATTCATCTTCTTACGATTGGACGTATAGTTTGTATCGCATCCTGGGCATTGCAGATTACAACCAGCTAAACGAACAAACACGGCAGGTTGACCACAAAACGGGCCTTCACCTTGAATGGTATGAAAAATGGAATGTACATCAAGAATACCACGTTCACGAACTAACTTCTCAGGTTCCTGAGTATTAATAATTTTCATATGATTTCCAAATTTGGCTTGAGCCCAGTGGTGGGCGATAATGGCTTGTGCAAACATTTGAACCTCGGGGTAAGATAACAAAGGGGCAGTAAATGCCCCTTCTGAGTTTCCGAAGTATCTACAGATTACTCTGCAGTTTTCTGAGACGGAATTTCTACGTTAGCGGCCGCTTGTGCAATATTAGCAGGTACTGGAACGGATACGCGACCAGTAATGCCCATGTATTTCTTCCAGCGAGCGTATTCCGCTTTAACGTTCGCTTCGTTCAGGCCTTTGTCCAGTGCAACAGGCAGAACGTAGCTGATCGGCGCAGTCTGACCCAGCTCCAGGGTGACAGCGTCAAAGATATCCCATGCAGCACGGCACAGAGTACCGACACCAGGCTTACGAATACCGTTCTGTTCAGGCTCTTTCTTAGCTTCGCGTTCTGCTGCTTTACGAGCACGCTCTTCGTCCTGCAGACGTTTCTTCTCAGCGCGTTGTGCGTCACGTTGCGCTTTTTCAGCGGCCTTAGTGGCTTCGCGGGCAGCGGATACACGACCTTTAACATCTTTCAGAGTGGATTCAATGGAGGAAACCAGATCTTCAGATGCTGCAACGGCAGTTTTCAGCTGATCGTTGTCTTTAACTTTACGTGCGGCCGCTTTGACAGCTTTCAGGCCTTCTTTAGCGGTCTTCAGTTGAGCGGTAACTACGCCTTCAACTGCTTTAACTTCGTCCAGCAATGAACCTTCGTTCAGGGTCGCGAACTGTTCTTTAACAGCGGACATAGCACCTTCGATCACATTGTAACCGGCAGTGGCTTCGTTCATTGCAGCGTCAACTTTAGCCTGCAATTCACGTGCTGCTTTTTCTTCAGCTTCACGTTTTTTCTTTGCTTCAGCTTCTTTTGCTGCTTTCTTTGCTGCTTCTTCTGCTTCCAGTTGTTCTGGAGTTTTCTCTTTAGCCATGATTTAAATCCTCACAGTGTGGTTATTGGTTGTGAACTACGTTCTAAGTGGTTGCACTATAACCCCTCTAAAAGAACTATGCAATATTTTAGTTAATTAATTTAAGCCACGTTCTTTTACCCAGACCCCTAATGTATTACTTGATGTATTACGCTTCACACCTTGTGCCTCTAAACGATCCATCATTTGTTTTCTAAGCTGAAGGATTTCCTTCTTGTCACGAGGTTCACCAGCTTCTTTCCACATTTCGTCAGCAACAGCGAAAATAACATCGCGAGTGCCGGCTGTACGCGACGTTGCGGCACGTTTTTCGTTTGCCGGTGTGCTAGTACCTTGCCGCTCTCTTGTCGGTGTCCATGCCCCTTGTATGCCCATATTTGTTTGTACGGTTGGGCCGTCAATGATGGTGGATTCCAATGAACTATCATTCCGTACTTGAATATTAGGCTCTTCCCCCAAATTTGGAACAGAGCTGCCTTCGCGGTACATGCACTCACCCTCTTTATTACTAGCAATTGCCCAGTCCGCTTGTTCAGCCACATCCGCATCTATTACTGTCTCCGGTATTTCATTTAAAAAGTAATGGATGATCTTACTGATCATTTTCTTTGGATATAAAGCACCTTGCTTATTACCCGTTAAGTTGATGTACAAAAGTTGCATTTGCACATCATCAAACTCTTTATACAGTTCTTCAACTTCTAACGGAAGAACTACAGAACTTTCGCTACAGCATAGAATTCCATACTCATGAAGACGTTGGAAGTTTGGATGCTTAGCTAATATCTGCATTCGATCGTAATCAATTAAGACGTACATATTAGTCCTTCCACCATTCGGGCCCACAATACATTCCACGTAGTTCTTCACGCATGTAATTTTCAAACTCGTCTTCAATATTGATTACTTGACTTTCGTGAAAAACTGCTACACCGTGAATAAATCGTTTAGCTCTTTCCCCTTTAATTACACCGTAACCTAACTCCTCCCACTCTTTAAAAGTCTTCCATTCACCTTCTTCCGGTGAATGGTCGTCACTTCTAAACGTCATCTTTGCCATATAAGCCTCAAAACGGAATGTCGTCATCAAAATCTGGTGGTAGTTCTTTACCGTTACCAGTAAGAATAGGTTGATTAGACGTAGAATGCAATACCGTCGTACGGGAATCAGTCTGCTCATCTTCATCAAACTTATTCGTATAACTGCTACCAAACTGGGACAGACCATTCATTGCTGCAATTTGTACAACCGGACGTTCGTTTGTTGCTTCTTTCTTACCGAATTCACTGCCATCATAGCAACTATTCAATACTTCGGGGAACTTACCCTTCAAGTTGACATAAATGTGCGTCGGTACACGAAGCTGGCTGACCACATTGAGGGCTTCGTCAATGTTAGCTGGGATTGCCAGGCTACAATGCTCGCGCCACCAGTTACGCGCTTTCTTGCCCGCAAAGCCAGTATGAAACAGGCAGATGTATTGTTGGATAGTTTGTGAGCCACAAAGATAGTCAACACGAAGTGTTGGTGGCTTAGAACGGTCACCCCTGTTCTCGTGGCGGTAGTAACTCACCATATCAACTTTCAACACTTCAGTAACTGGTAAATCATTCTTGATAATAGCTTTCGTACTAGCACTCGCCATTAGTTTCTTCTCAAAAGTAAACTCATGACCGCAATAACCAGCACGGCACGCTTTATTATTTGTAATGGTATAACCTAATCCTTGCAGATAGAGTATTTCTTCATGCGACATACTGCTTGTGTCGAACGGTTTTAACCCACCACAGAAGCGAACTGACGCATGGTTCCATGTCTTACATATTGGACATTCCTTAACAGGTGCAGCGGATTTTCCTTTCTGCCCTGGGCGCTTAGGAATAACAGGGTCATTAATAGGCCCAAGGCGTCTTGTGTTACCTGCATAATCCAATACAAGACAGTTCTGTTTATGCGAAGCGGAGATAGCTTGCAAACGACCCTCTGTTGTGGTCAAATCAAAACCATCTGCATAATCAGGTCGTGTACCACGTCCAAGCATCTGAACCCACAAACGTGAAGATTGAGATGGTCGCATACCAATTATCAAGTCAAGTCCAGGATGGTCAAAACCTGTCGTTAATACGTTGTTGTTTGCTATTGCCTGCAAACGACCAGCTTTGAAATCAATAAGATACTGGTCGCGCAAGGCTTTAGGTGTATCACCAGTTACAACTTCACAACTAATACCGCGCTCGTTGAGGTAGTCTTTAACATCTTTTGCATGGTCTACACCAGCGCAAAAGATAAGCCAACTCATTCTATTCTCTTCTTCCGCAATACTAATTGCATCATCTAATAAATGGCGAGTTACATCAGGATCGTTTACAACCTTTTGAAGCTCACTTTCAATGAACTCACCGCCTCGAGTATGAACACCACTTACATCATACTCTTTCTTTGTTTTACGTGGTACTAACGGAACAAGATAACCTTCATCAATGAACCAGTTGAAGCACTCTACGGTACACGCGTTAAATACGATTTCATCAAATAGAGCATTAGGCGCATAATCATCTTTGATAATAGAACCAAAACCAAGACGCCAACTCGTAGCAGTAAGACCGATGATCTTTAGATATGGATTCTTTTCACGAATGTGTGCAAAGAACTTCTGATAACTTGTTTGCTGATTTGGACTAATAAGGTCACATTCGTCAACTATAATAATATCTACGTCCTCAAAGTATTTAGCTTGTTTTGCAACAGACTGAATACCGGCGAACGTTATCATTGCGTTCTTATCTTTGCGACCCATACCAGCACTATAAATACCAGTCGGTGCTTCAGGCCACAACTTCTTAAATTTATCGTGGTTCTGGTCTATCAATTCTTTTACGTGAGTAATTACCATCATGCGGGTACTACCCCAATTATCATGAATTGTCTTTAATAGACCAGCAATTACAAGGGACTTACCAGTCCCTGTAGGCAACAAGATAACAGGATTTCCTGACTTTTCACCGTGCTTGATGAAATAGCGCAATGTACTATTTACAGCTTCTTGCTGATAATCACGTAGTTTGAACATTTACTCACCGTAATAATCTGCTGCTTCGTATTGACCACATGCTGCCATCTGATCTTCCTTCGTTAATACACCTTCGGTTCCATCGGTGATGTATGCAGTAGCAGAAGCTACTTTGATTGCACATCTCCAGGTTCCATCTTCAAGCGGATAAGAGTGCTTACAGGTGCGGCAGTTAACTTCAGGCATCTTATTGTTGTGACATACCGCTTTGTGGTCACACCATTTGCATTTATAGTAAGACTTACTTTCATTGATTTTAGGTGGTGGGCATTCTGCCAGTGCAATTACAAATCCACGGTCTTTGTAGCGTTCTGCGGTTTCTTTATCGAACGGTACAAGCTCTGCCCAAATCTCATCCGTGTTCTTATTAACTGCAATATAAAGAGCGGCCGGGAGTCCATAGTACAACATGTATTCCTGCATCTGAACATAGTGCTCCCATTTGGATTCCATCACACCATTAACGACAAGTTTCTTGAACGAATCGTTATTGTGCGTTTTCATCTCCGTTAAGATTGGTGTAGAAGGTTGTGGCATGTCAGGGCAACCAATGACAATACCATCTATCGCGGAGCCAAAGTGCCCGTTGAGATAGCTGACGCGATACTGGCTGCCATTTTCGTCTTGTTGGATGACTTGCATACCGGCGGTAAGTAATAAGGCCACGAAGCGACCTTCTTCAAGATGACCGCGATTGAATAGACGTAAGGTTTTACCGTTAAAGTGTGGTTTTGTTGCCCATCTCCATCCGTAGAAGATTGCTCTGCTACACTCTTGCCCAATAAGACTAATCCCAAGATGCGAACGGAATCCGCCATCCCCCTCTCGATATGCGTCTTCAATATGCGGTAATACTTTTCCGAGCCATACTCTGTAAGCGGATCCTTGATCTCGTTCAATACAGTCATTGAATAACTCCATTGTCTTAGTAGCAGGATAAAAATGCGGCATATCATAATCCTATATAGAAAAATAAAGCTCCCGGAGGAGCTTTATTATAACATGATTTTTAATTACTGTGCAGCGTCATCGCCTTCAGTGGAACGTTTCCACGGTGGAGTCTTGGTCTGAGCTGCTTTAGCGATATCGTCCTGGACTTCAGGTTCTGCATGGTTAGCAGTACCAGTGTTTTGAGCTTGAGTTTGCGGTTGCTCTGCCCCAGGCTGTACCTGCTGAGTTGCCCAGTTAGGCTGCTGCGTCTGCTGCGCACCAGTAGCCCACGGTTGAGATTGTGCCGCGCTGTTAAAATCAACTGTTCCAGACTGCTGCTGTTGCTGTACCGGCTGCTGTACCGGCTGCTGCGGCTGTTGTTGGTGCTGCGGTTGCTGGAACCCCTGAGTCTGAGGTTGTTGCTGCGGCTGCTGCGGCTGCTGCGGCTGCTGCCCAAATGCGCCCGGGAAACCCTGCTGCGGTTGCTGCTGTTGTTGCTGAGCACCACCGAACGCACCGCCACCAAATGCTGGGGATTGTGCTGCCGCTGCCGGAGTTGATTTAGGCAGGTTAGCCATATCCGCTTTAGTTGCGTATACAACACCTTCCATATTATCAATTGCTTGATAAATCTGAGGTTCGTTGTTTGGCTCATAGCCAGGTTGCTGACGAACTTTCACTTTCAGGTTAAACGGAATACCGTGCAGTTGTTCAGTATCGTTCCAGACTGGAACTTTAACAGCACGAGACAGCTCTGCCAGTTCTTCCATTGCAATCTGTACAGCGACAGGGTTCGCGTTCTTGACGTTGTAACCGCCAAACATTACACGACCAGCAAAATCACCCTGCATAATCTTAAACTGAAGATTCAGACGCGCACCGCCTGGAGTTTTAGTCGGTTTGATTTCAGAGTTTACAATCTGAACAACATACCAACCAGCGGGCATCAAGCTGTTGTGTTGACGCTCTGCGTGCTGTCCAGCGTTAAATTGCATTCCTAAACCGGCCATTATTGTACCCCTTTGATTTTGTTAATGATTGCACCGAGATGTGGATATTCCATCTGTTCTAACGAACCAGAACGATCTTTACATACATTTGACAGATCTGGTCTTGTCAGCAGATAACGAAAATCTGCTTGAGTATTTTGGTCTTTACCAACACTAATCTTGAACACTTCGTCAAAAAAGTATGGTAATTCTGGACCTAATTTTGCACCAGGCATAGAAGGACCATAAGACGTAATACCTGTTAACTCGTCCTTATTACGGGACATTTTAGCTGCCATGTATACGTTAAGTCCAGGGATATCTCGAAAAGCACGAACCAACGTTTGCATCTTCTCAATGAGATCCCCATAAGCCTGACGCGGATCCTTTACAGTACGCTTCGCATTGTTAAGGCACTTTTCAGCAATCTCAGTAAGTGAATCCAGCGCGAGAGACTGAAAGCGCGGTAAACCATCTTCACCTACAGGGTTGTTTGCAGGGTTAGTCGCCCAAACATAAGCCTGCTCCACATCCTGGATATTTTCAACCGTGATGGTTGGAATATCGTAACAGATATCTGGTCTGTTTTCACCAAACACACGAGCAATGTTATTCGGTGTTAAAGACAGAAGCCCAGACTCTGCAGAAATCAGCAACGGTCTTGGAAGAGTTGCTGTAAGCATGGTCTTACCCATACCGGATTCACCATACACAAGCATCTTGACACCAGTGTCCAAAACTGCCTGCGCGGTAGTTGTAAATTGCATAAGTTGTTCCTTGTGTGGTTACGGTTGCAATACTAGGACCTAATTAACCTGAATGCAAACGTGATTATTCACTAATATCTGTTGGATCACGGAAACTTTGATGCGTAGGAATACGCAATTTGTCTTTCATACCGTGAGCAAAGAATTTCCATTTAGAAATCTTCCCAATGAATTCATCAGGATGCTCAAAATAATATTTACGTTCTTCGTGCGTAAGACGACCAGCACCTACACGCATCTCTTGCCCGACTTCAATAAGATCTTCAAGGCCTTCTGGTACTGTAAGCACACGTACATCAAATGAGCCAACCATACCATTTGGAACCATATTAGCTTGATGGCTTGACCGATAAGTCTGCCCTAACTCATTAATCTGGGCTTCATTCTCGTTGGTGCAACCTTCGATGATACGAATGATCTCACCTTCACCATCAGTGAAACGTTTAATGCGGAGATAACCGCCTTCACGCTGCGCACTACGACCCCATTTATATTTCGCTTCAAGGTCACGAATAATAACGCCTTCGTACCCCATATCGAGCCAAATATTTTCCCACTCCAGGAGTTCTTGTTCGTTGTTGACCACATACAGTGGCACAAGTTTCACGTCCATCAACTCGCCGTTAGCGTGGCATTCGTCCACGTACTTCTTGAGCATATCATAACGCTCTTTGTACGGTAGATGTGCAACGTTTGGTTCGCACAGATCGAATACATGCCACGTCCAAACGTATTCACCTTCAATTTTAGATGTTGCACTACTTGTCTTGCGGCATAAGTCAAAGTCCGTTTCGTTCCCAACGGCAAGCTCACCGTCCATACCATCATAGATGGGGGATCCAAATACCTTTGCGACCTGCTTATTTGCAAAAGATTTAAGACTTCGTCCAACAAGCTCCCCAAACGGTTTCATCCCACGAACGCCGTCAATTTTAGGCATAATACCTACAGGATATTTCTGTTTAGCTGAATCCCAATCTGTTGCTAGATAAGGTTTAAATCGAGCCATTGAAATTTACCTTTGTGTGTTCCCGAACAAGAAGTTTTAACTTCCTAACCCAAGATTGCTGTTTCTCAATGTTAACTTTTTTTTT